ATGCGTAGAATGTGTGTACCAAATAGTGACCAAATTATGCTTACAGATACCAAATTAAGAAACATCCACGGCAAGCCATACGACGGCCCGGAAGAAGTACCGGACGCGGGCGGATTGTCTGCCAGGATAAGCCCGCGCGGAGTTATATCTTTCCAGTATCGCTACCGATTCAACGGCAAGCCTCGACGGATGAAGATCGGCACATACGGAGAAATAACACTCAAAGAAGCGCGGGCGGCGGTGGCGGAGCATAAGGAAGTGCTAAACTCAGGTCGAGATCCATCGGTAGCAAAAAGAATGCACATTTCCCGCGTTACGACACGGGCAACGGTTGAGGATATTGTAAGGGAGTATATGGAATCACCGCAGGCAAGAAACATGGTCAACTATAAGCAAGTCGAGGCGATGCTAAGTAAGCATATTGTCAGACCATGCGGTAGCTATATCGTCGATGATATGGACTCCATAATGTGGGAGGGGATTTTTAGAAAGGTAGCTAATGGTGGCGCGCCCGTTCAGGCAGGGATAGTCTTAAACAGGATGAAGGCGGTGATAAAATATGCCATGCGACGCCGCCGCGTGGAGCGTGACGACATATCATTGCTACGCGTGAAAGACGTAGGCAAAAACCCTGCGCAAAGGAAACGCGTTTTGTCAATACAAGAGATTCACCATCTAATCAGCCTTATAGACAGTTCAAAAATGGCGCGACTGAACCAGATATTGATGAAGCTGATTATATTCACCGGATGCAGAACAAGCGAACTGACAAACTCAAGGCGCGAACATTTCGATCTTGATAACTGCGTGTGGACCGTGCCTGGCGCATTGAGTAAGAACAGAAATGAGTTTAAACGCGGTTTATCCGCCGTTAGCGTTGATTTATTGCGTGAAGCTATGGATTTGCACGGCTTTAATTTTATCTTCGTTCCAGTGCTTTCTGGAAGGGATGAAGCGGTGGACAGGAGCGTACCGAAAACAGCCGCAAGGGATTTGATGCTAAGGATGGGCGGCGAGCCGTGGTCGTGTCACGATCTACGCCGCACTGTAAGGACAAACCTTTCAGCGCTTGGCATTGCGCCGCACGTAGCCGAAAAGGTCTTAGGTCATAAACTGGCGGGAATGATGGCTATATATGATCAGTATGATTATGTGAGGGAGCAAATCGAGGCGATGAATAAACTGGCTGATTACTACATGAAGCCCATTGATTTACAAAATGAAATGACATCCTGATAACGGTAAAGAGATCCGCCGCGCTTTAACGCTGGCATCCCCTTAACTGGTTCAGGGAAAGGAGTTCCGGCATCTTTCCATTTCTTAACGAGCTTAAAAAAGGCGGACTTACTAAGCCCGCCCAACATTTTTTGCACTTGCTCACGATTAATAAGAATTGTCCCGACCTTATCCATTATCTTTTCCCCGTGTATTCAACGTGTCCGATACATCCGTCAATAATAGCTTGCGCCATATTGCGATAATCGCACGAAAAATCATTGTCGTGGTTAAAGTCAATCTCTTTTGCCGCATCTTCACCCATGACATTGATAGCAAGTGCGAACGCGATTTCAGCAAGCGCCTTTTCTTTCGGGTCAATGTGAATGCGGTAAGAGTATTGTTTCCATGCGATAGCTGTTTCAATATCTGATACTAATTTACTGTGAGCGATAGCCCAATTATCACCGAGATATAAAAACTTGACGACATCAAGAACCGTTCCACTGGTTACACCCATACAATCAAGCCACACATTAACAGGAGGTTTATCACCTGCGGCCCATTCCGTTTTTTCTGGTTGTGTTTCGCATTCACGTCGTTCATCTTCGATCAATTCATCAATGATTTCGCTTTCTTTATTCATACCGTCAGCATCCTTTTCAGAGTAGCGCACAAAACTCCACGTATTAGCCATCAGCGTATAACTCTCGCCGCCAACCTTAGATCCTGCGTAATACTTAGTACCAAAATCGTAATAGCTTAAAAACGTTGTTACTTCAAAACTTGGAATATCAACGTTGAAACGATGAAATATTCTTCCTATTGCGCGAGGTGTTTTATTTGCCATATTACGCCACCGTTACATTGTCAACTTTGATAAAGTATTCAGGGTTATTTTCTATTTCGTGCTTAAAGTGCGCGTGACACAATCGCCAATCACGCGCCTGGTTGTGAAAGTAATAAACATATTCGCCATCAATCTTATACAAAATGCCTGTAGGTTTAGCCCTGTAATAACTAACCATTATTGCCCCCAGCGTTTTATAAATTCCTCGTTTAACTTCGTATCGCCAGACCACTGAACACCGTGTTCCGCGCCGAACGAGTAGATCAGTTCGATTAATTCGCTAAATTCTGCTTTACTCATCCGGCTGGTTGATGTTCCCAGAACAACAAAGCCTGATTTGTCCAGGTTAGGGACAACGCCATATTTCTTAAGCCCGGCAGTGAATACCGCCTTCCAGTCTTCAGGTGACAGCTTCTTGCCGTACCAATTAACCTGATCGCTAACGTCTGTCAGTAGCGCCCAAAGCAACGCATTCTGACTTAGCGAGCGGGTTTTCTCCCGAATGGTAATTATCAGCGGGCTTTTGCTATCAGGCTGAATATCCCTTATCTGTCTGATAGCGTTTTCTTTTACGGCGTCATTTACTATCTCAAATCTTATTTGCCTCATGATACACCGTTACTATTTTTCCACTGTGCCCGCGCATACATGATCGCCTGCAAAGAAATTAGACGCGAGCTTGTCATGTATTTTTCTTTTAACTCTTTCATGTCAACCACGACAGGTTTATCAGGATCGTCTCCTCGCATGTATTCAGCAATCGTGCTCAAGTCTTCAACGGTTAAATCCAATTCCTTATTCATGATCGCCCCTTACACAATACGCATTGTGTTTCGTAATTCACCGCGCAACGCCTGCAAAGCGTAACGAATCGGCACAAAAGCCCGGTTAAATTTTACGTGCCTATACTTGCGCATTAGTGGAGGTGTATAAACCATCGCGCAGCAAGGATTGCGTGGGAATTTAAAGTGAGATTCGTCAATAAACGTTTCAACTGAATAAAAAATTACACGTCTCATAATTCCAACCCCTTTTTGCCGTTAAGTTTTTCGATCTCAAATACTGGTTTATCAGGAAGCAGCCCATTATTTTTACGGTATTCGTTTAATAAGTTACTAAAATTAAATGCGATAACATTTGAATAGCCATAAAAACGCGCGTTTCTGAAAAAATATTTACCGTCAAACTTATTAACAGTTAATAGGTTCTCACTTCCTAACATCCGCAATATTCTTCCGACCTTTCCTTTGTTTATATTAATATTCAATTCATTTTTAACATCTTCCGCTGAAAAATACCCGCTACTATTTGAAAACAAAGGGATTATATCCCTTATCGCCATTTCTCTTACTGACTTCAAGCAATATGATAATCTTTTACTATTTAGATCTACTTTTATAATAACACCATCAGAAACCAAAGCATCCAAAGCGCAAATTATTTCACCTTCAGGTCCAGGAATAGATTTAACTATCGTTCCCTCACCTGAAATAACAGCGTCATTTAAAAAATCAATTATTTGTTGTTGGTATGAAGTTTTCATTTTCAGCCTCGCTTTAAACGCGATAACGGCCACCAGAAAGCGGTAAACTTTCCGGTAAGCCGTTTGCTCATATTAATTAAAAAGATGCGCTATTCTGATTGTTTCGTTGATTAAATCTGCTTGTACGATGATTCATGGACTGAATGCACGCGGCGGCGGCCTTACCCTGGTCGCATGGTAATATATTGCCGTTGTCATCAAACCGCTGGTAAACAGTACCAGTTTTCCCGTGACGGTTTTTAGATACAATTATTTCCATGTATTCACGTGCTACAGACTGCTCATCGTAATATCCATCGCGGTACACCATGATGATCCTGTCAGCGTCTTGCTCAAGGTTCCCGGAATCGCGAAGATCTGAATTGTTAGGACGCTTATTCGGTCGTTCCTCAACGCGGCGGGACAACTGCGCCAGCGCCAACACTGGTACGCGCAATTCTTTCGCCATCATCTTCAACGACCACGACAATTGCCCTACAGCGAGATCGTGACGTTCGGCCTTAGCCAGCTTCATTAACCCGATGTAGTCAATCATTAACATGCCCAAATTTGGGTGATCCTGTTTCATGCGTTCCGTTGTTGCGCGTATTTCCTCAACCGTTAACTGCGACGCGTCAACGATCCACACATCAAGGTTAGCAAGTGCGCTCATGCCCTGGCCGACATGCGCCCACCCCTCATCATCAAGTTTTACCGGATTGCGCAGGCAGTCGGTTGATAAATTACCAGCGCCAGCGATGGCGCGTTCAGTCATCTGATCGAGTGACATTTCAAGCGTGAAGAACAAAACGCCAACCCGCTGATCTTTACTGCCAGGGTAAGGGCGTTCAGCGGCAGCGCGGGCAATTGTCAGCGCCAACGCAGATTTACCAGACCCAGGACGTCCGGCGAGAAGCACCAAATCAGTAGCGTTAATGCCGCCTAACATTTCGTCGAGTGGTTCTACCCCTGTTTTGATGTTGTCAGAATTGACACCGCATTCCATGCGTTTGCTTAAAACCTCCGTGTATTCCTGTACCGCATCGCGCAACAACACCGGAATGATCTTGTCTTTCGTTACTTTTAATTTTGAATACCGGGAATCAAAATCTTTCATCGTCTCTTTGACGACATCAAGTGTCCCAGTTTCCAGTTTGTAGCGCATATCGTCGATGAGTTCCAACATCTGCCGCCGCTGGTGCTCTTCACGTAGTAGCTGTGCGTATCCCTTCAGGTTGGCAGCAGAAGGACACGATCGCGCCGTTTGCATTAGCGGTACAAAGTTTTCATTGCCAATCTCATCGCCAACCAATAACGCGTCGATAAGATTTCTGTTTCTGGCTTGCGCCCGGATAACTTCAAACGCACGTTTATAAAGCGGGATCGTGAACACTTCAGGATCAAGTGTGGCTAGAACATCTTGCGCGTTAGGAGTAAGGCCACCTAACAGCAGCCCGCCGATAACTGATGCTTCACGTTCCTGCCGTAGTGAGTTTATTTGCTCAGTTACCATTATGTTATTGCCTCCGGTTTACAAAATGGAATATTCAGGGTAATAAACAAAGCGCCCGATCTCCCCGTGATCAGGACTGTAAATTATTACCGCCGCCAGACGCCGCGACCGCCAGCCGCCATTAGTCGAATAAGCGTCTTTTCCCGCTAATGTGCCGTGATACTCAACAACGCCTAGCGATGATTCAATCAGCCGTTGATGATGCCAGTGCCCACAATGAGCGTAAACCGCCGAAGACTTGCCGAAATCCTCCCGCCAGTCAGAAACGCAGGCAGAAAGTAAATTCTCTGGCTTTTTGATAGTGTGCCCGTGGTGGTAAGCGAGAAATGTTTTACCGTACTGCGTGTGGTGAACAATAGCAGGTGACACATCAACCGTCACACGCGGTTCATCTTCGTAAAAAGCCGCCAGCGCCGCACGTAACCAGATCATCCCTGACTGATCGTGATTGCCTGATAACACCTGGATTTCAATATCCTTATGATTTAACAACATCTTCCCGACAGCACGCCGGACAGACCGGATCGCTACATAGACAAGTTTTGCATAACGACTATCTTGATCAAGAATGTGCCCGCTTGTTGGTGTAACCGGGACCATTCCATCAGAATGAAGCAGGTCGCCACCGAGAAGCAAAACGGCTTTTTCAGACATCGGCGCAGCGCCCACCGCGTAGTCAAAGAAGTCATTCAACACGCGCTCAGCGATCCCGGTGTCGTAGCTCTCGCCGCATTCTGCTTTGTGAGCAAGTGCGCCGATATGCAGATCAAATACCGGATAAAGGGCCAGGCTTTTTTGGAAATCAATTTCCGGCACTGGCACTGCCTCCGCGCGTGGTATTTCTTCCGTGAATGCGTAGCGGGCCGATTCCATTAGCTGTTCCATTTCATCGCGGTCACGGACTGTTTTAATCCAGCGCATGATCACATTGCCGTTCTTATCGACTAGCAACGACTCGCCATTGACGCCAAAACCAGGCGCGCGGCGTGTTGACAATAAACCGCGTTTCGCCAGTTTTGCCCCCAGGCGCTCTACGTTGCGTTTTGACATGCCGTACTTTTCAGCGATCTGCTTGTACGTTAAACCGTTGTTATATTCAGCGATCAATTGCTCATCGCTTATCTTTCTTTGTGACATAGTGTCATTTCCTCACGAATAACAAATTGTATACTTAGTTACAAGTTAAAAGCTCAGTGATCCATACTTGTCCTTTAGCAGTGAATACAGCCTGCTCATATCCATCGTGAGTTACCCTCATTTCACCGTAGCCCTCATCAATAAACCACTGACTGAATACACGGCGGCGACAGCGAAGATCGTAAACACCAACCGCCGAAAGTTTTCTGTTTAATTTTACGGCTGACATTCCCAGCGGTTTAGCTACCTCTGAAGCCGTTCTGTGCATATCGTTTTTGACTATCGCGTCACATACAGCCGCTTTCGGAGCCAGCACCTTGTTTTCAAGCGTAAGCCGTTCATTTTCTTTCTTAACTAACAATTTTTGCTCAACCTCATCCGCCCATGCGCGGGCTGCCGCAACCGGATCAGTGAAATCCGGCAAAGCTGGTTTAAAGCCGTAATGTCCATTTTCACGCAAAGCAGGGAGAACATCCTCGCACACCCAATCCTGGAAGCGCTCAGCCGATGGTAGCTTCGATCGCATGACAAGACGGTATACGTCTGCCTCCCTGATTAGAATTATTCCTTTAGGTCTGAACCCAAAACCCAAAGACGTCGTTTCGACGGAATCAAGTCTAATCAATGACTTACAATGCTTATTAAGAGCTTGATGCTCATCGTTATAACCTAACGTTTTCGCTACCTCAACCGCAACAAAAGCAGGTTTACCATCATAAATTACAGCAGTGATTTGATTATTATCAAAATTAAAAACCATTAAATCAGACATTGTATATTCCCCGTAAAACACTCTACAACGCAAAATTCCACCGCGTAACCCATTTGCACGGGTTGCAGTGTCTTATTGCGTCAGAGGCGCTACCAGGTGGCTAATTTTTGATTTACTGACTGGTAGGTATGTTATGGATTGACTAGAAGGAACAAACCGCCGAACAAAGCGACGTTAACAGCTATTGCAGCGGCGATGGCAAAAGCCAGGGCGAAAACGTGTTTACCGTCCATTTTTGAAATCCTCTCTGTAACGCTCTATAACGAGCTAATCGCAAAAAGGTAAGCAAGTATAGCACCACATGCGATTTATCTCGCTGGCGAGCTTGTTTTGCGGGTTATTTTGGGTTTTTGTGGATCGTGGTTGGTCAAAGAGCGCCTGCGCGTGTATCGCGTAGCGTTTTTGGTTTAAGCAGAAAATCAAGTGTCGCCGTGAAGCCATTGCCGAAGTAAAAATCTGAAGCCGTGTTTTTGAATGTTTCGAAGTAGGCGACAAAGCCGTTAATGCTTTTGTCTTTCAGGTAGTCAGTGAACGCATAGATCTTGCGTTCAAGATCCCGATCCAGTTCGACAGGTGGTAACAGGCCGTCAAACGTGCTGTTAAATGCTTCCACCACGTCGGCAGCGTTTGCAGTGGCTGACAGTTTGCGCCATTGTTCAGCATCAGTCAGATACCCATCAAATTTAGTTACCCGGCAAATATTGATAGGCTTAGGTGTTCCACCACGGCTACGCCATTGCGTTAAAGCCCACTCAATCACCAATGTGATCTCATCCTCCGTATACGCTTTACGTGTTTTTGTTTCTGTCAGTAGTTCGATGAATGGCTTCGCATCACGACATTTGCATCCTGCCTTGTCGTTGTAGAAGGCCAGGCAACGCAACGCCGCTTCGTTTACGTCATCCTGATTGACCATTTTTTGTTCATTTTCGACAATACACGAAGTGTATATATCTTTTTCTATTTCTTCTTCTAATTCTAATTCATGACCCTTTCCTGACCCGGTCATGACCCTATCATGACCTTTTTGTGTTGGATTGATTAACTTTTCTAATTTTAATTGCTCCTTCGCTGTGTTTATGGCGGCCCTGTAAGCGCTTTTAGAAGTCATTGATTGGTCTAGCCTTTTTAATAACTTTAGGCAAGTTATGTGGCCTTGAGAACATTCAAACAAACCAATTTCGATGAAGTATTTCATCATTTCTTCTATACGTTTTTCAGTAGATCCGACGTTTCGCGCAATGATTCTCGCGTCATGTCGTAGGTCAAAAGTAAGATTGTGCTGATCTACGTCATAAGTTATCAGTTCAAGGCAATACCAATAAAGCCCGTAACCTTCCAGGCCATAATCTAATAAAACGTTTTGAAGTTTTTCATCGCGGTTCGCATCGCTATCATGCTTAAACCACTTCATAATCATTCCTCCGGCAACATAACTACATAGACACCACTAAACGCATCAATACGGCAAACAAACCCTTTGCTAATTAATGCGGCGAAGGCATCATGTACCGTATGAACAGGAAGTTCACACATTTTTGCTACTTCTTCGCGTGATACGCTTGTCCGCCCCTGGCTATCCGCCGTCTCAGCAAGGGAGATTAAAACTAGTTTTTGAATCGGGCTGTTAAGTTTTACGTTCCATGCTTTGTTAATCATGTTCGTGCTCATCGTGTTTTCTCCTATGGTTAGAGTGAACGCGCTGGCGGGCATCCAATTAGCATTAGATAGCAGTGACTGACCGCTCAACAGATCCCGCCGTTGCGTGATATTTGTTTTTCGCTTCGCAGCGACACCGGATTTTTAAAGAGCTTTTAAGGTATGTTCCTTTTGTGCTTTCCATTATCTTTTTTCTTGCATCCTTGCAAGTATGGACTTACCTTGTCTGCAAGTTTACAGAATGGCGTTAACAGGTCAAGGATTGAAAAATACATTTTGTGACTTGCATCAAACTTTTTTAGCTTATAGGGTAGCGACATGAAAACAAAATGGTATGACTTGGCAAAACAACTCATGCGGGCGCAGGGCATGAGTCAGGATTCACTGGCTGATCTCATGGGGATAACAAAAGGCGGCTTGTCGCACTGGCTGAACGGTCGCCGTGAGCCAAATCTTGAAGATATTGCGCGGATTATGCGGGCGCTTGGGCGTCGGCAATTCACTGTCACACATGATGGGATGGTCATAGATGATTCTGTTTCTAACACGTTACCGGGAGCGCCACCGCGTGATTTAGGCAGTTACCCGGTTGTTGACTGGAAGGATGCAGTAAACAATATGGAAGATGCAAGGCGATCAACATTACCACACGTTACAACTAGCGTTATTTGTTCAGATGATAGTTATTGGCTGGTGGCTAAAGGAGAATCAATGAACGCGCCGCAAGGATTGAGTATACCAGCGGGGACGATGATACTTGTCGATCCGCACGCGCCAGCTATTGACGGAAAACTGGTTATAGCCCAACTGGAGGAAGGGCAAACTCCTACGTTTAAACAGCTTGTTATTGATGGAGGTCAAAGGCTTTTACGTTCTCTCAATCCGCTGTATCCGCCAATCCCTATGAATCCAGAATCTAAAATCATAGGCGTGGTAGTGGATGCGAAGATCGTAAACCTGCCATAAACACTAGCCGCCTGGTGGCGGCTTTTCTTTGCCACCAAAAACGCCAAAACGTAAACAAAAAAACAGTTTTATCATTTAAATATCAATAAGATATAAAATTTTTTTAAAAAGTATACAAAATGGATTGACTCGACATATCACAGGGCGTATATTGCGAATCAAAGGAAGGAGGCAGTAAACAAAAAAGCACCTTCCTGGCACTTTAAAAATCAGGCTTAACACCTTGTCAACCGTGGAGTAACTCCCCGATGGGGGACCGAAAGCGGCACTGATAACAAGGCGCATGGGGTGTTTAAAGCGTTACATCCCCCACGAAACCGCACGCAAGGCGACAAGTCAGCTTGCTTGGAGTGAGCAGGGTCACACCGGAAACGGCGATGATTGCGGGATTAGTTGAAAGATGTTAAGCCATTCTTTAACAATCTGGTCAGCCGCTGGAAGTGCGGCAATTAACGAAGATGATTTTTTATTAAGTATCATCAAGGATATAAGGAGATCAGATCATGACAGTTACAATCATGTATGGCAAATGTGACAGTAAACTGAATGCCAGGGAACGCAGAAGAATAAAAAGAGAAAACGAAAGAAAATCATCACCTGCAATTAATAAAACAGACAATGTGGATAAAGCTATTCGCTTTGCAAACGAGGAAAGATGCAAACCAAATAGCATTAAAGAACGTCGCAAAGGAGCAGTAAAATGGTATACGGAAAATGAAAGCGGCAACTACTACCACGCAACGCAACCACGCCATTTAGGGGAAAAACCCCTTGATAAAGTCCGTTACCATTAATACAAAATGTAAACAGCCGGAGGTGACGTTATGGTTATTCAGGCGCTTCAATTCAAACTGGCGGTAGCGGAAATGCTTCATGATGCCGAAATGTGGAGCGCCGCGAATAAAGCCTTATACATAGTGTTAACAGCGAAGGAGATTAAAGAGTGAAAACAGAGTTACACAAAAAACTGCGGACGATTCAGCAAACGCTGAACGCACCGAAAAATCAGCGTAATAATTTCGGTGGATACAATTACAGGTCGGCGGAGGATATTTTAGAAGCGGTCAAACCACTGCTTCAAAGTATTACTCTGACTGTAAGCGATGAAATTGTCCTGATCGGCAATCGCTATTATGTGAAAGCCACTGCGACACTAAGCGACGGTGAGGATGAAATAGCGGTAACGGCTTACGCCAGGGAGGAAGAAAGCAAGAAGGGAATGGACGCAAGCCAGTTAACTGGCGCGACATCAAGTTACGCGCGTAAATACGCTTTGAACGGGTTGTTCTGCATTGATGACGCAAAAGATCCTGATACTGATGCTTACGCGAAACAGACAAATCAACAGCCACGCCAGCAGAAAAACCCACCAAAACAACAACCACAGCAGCAGAAAGCGCCTCCAAATCCTGATGAGGTGTTAGCGCGTTTCTGTGATGCGGCAGCGAAAGCGCAGGACGCTAACAAATTGCGCGAGATCTTCGGGAAGTGCTGGAAGCTACTGCCTAAAGATTCAGAGCAGCAACAGAAAGCCAAAGACGTTTATGACATTCGATTAAAAGAGCTTAACGGGGAGATCAGTTAATGAGCTTAAATTTAATCACACTTGGCGGTAATATCGGGAATGATATGGAAGTTCGTTACACGCAAAACGGAAAAGCGATTGGTAGTTTTCCGTTAGCTGTAACGAATGGCTACGGCGATAATAAGCGGACAATGTGGGTCACTTGCCTGGTATTTGGCGAGCGTGCGGAAAAATTAGCGCCACATATCCGCAAGGGTGGGAAAATAGTGGTAAGCGGTCGCCTGGATGTTCGGCAATATGACCGGAACGACGGCACGAAGGGGACGGCGGTAGAAGTGGCGGTTAACGAATTTGAATTCATGAACGTTAACCAACAAGGCCAGCAGCAAGGCCAGCAGCAGAAAGCGCCACCGCATCAAAATAATAACGTGAATAATCCTCCGCCGATGGACTTCGACGATGATATTCCGTTCTGATTCAATAGGTTAGCGATGGGTGATTATTTAAAACCGCCACCGCCACCGCGAACAAAAGAGCAAGTTCTAAAAGAAGCCCGTGATCATATCGATCATGGGCTTTTTTTATGCGGAACGGCAGCGGAACGGATGGCAAAAAGATTTAGTGACCTGTACGCAAAACAAATATGGTTCGACAACTGGCAGGCAAGTTTTTACCCACTGCAAAGAAAACCGGATATGCATTGGCCTGAATATGTCGATCCACGTATGCGCAAATATCGCGGGCGTATGGGTCAGGTTATTAACGATTAATGAGGTATTAAATCATGATCGAAGATAAAGAAGTTGATAAGGAAATGCCTGACACAGCAGATGACTACGTTACTTTTGATGGTGGCCTGTATGAGTTCGATACGTCGGCTGGTTGGCATGATAAATGGCCTCTGCCTACTCGCAAGGAATTGAATGACCGTAAATCATTCGGCGAAGATGCCGAACGCCTGGCGAATAACAAATGGCTTGATAAATTCATTGCGGAGGGTGGCAAATGAAAAAGATTGCAATGTTAGCCGCATTTGTTGCTGTGGCGGCTGTTTACCTTAGTGCGTCACTTTATATCACTGTGGCGATTGTTAAGCTGATTACTGACATGTGAGGCTTATATGCGAGTCGATAAAAATACTGTAAGGGCTGTTTTCTGCGTGGTCGCTTTCGTCTTCATGGTGGTAATGGCTGGCGCTACTGCGGCAATTATTAGCTATATCGGCGGGGTGATGTGATGATTACTTGGAATGCAAAAGATGGCGATCTTGTTGTTTTGCCTGAGTATCGTAGTGACCCTGGCCTGGTCGTGCTGAATAAGACATTTAATGATCTTGAGCGCCCGATCCTGGTTAAATACCTGGACGGAACAATTATAGAGCCGCGTTTCTTTGACAAGATTGAACTGAAGGCACGCAATGTTCGCGTTAAGCCGTTCCGGGCTTATGTTGAAGACCACTGGCGGAAATTATTCGCCGGACTTAATGGGATGTACGGCGTATGGCTATAAAAGAAGTAAAGGTCAAAGACCTGAAAGGCGGTGAGCGATTAAAGGCGTGGTGGGGGCGTGAATTTACAGCAGCTGCCTTCATGATCATGCAGGGCGGGGAAGTCGTTATATACGATGAAGACCTGAAGGAAGTCGGCAGATGGCATCTTGAACAATATATCGAGGTGTTAGATGAAAATTAAATTCCATAAAGCATATGACGCAGAAACTAACAAGCTATCGCTATTTATTGAGTTCGAACGCCGGATTGTGGTTGTTCCTTATTCTCGGCGCTTTAATGATGCGGCAGGGCGGCGGCAGTTCGCGTTAGACATGTTGTTACGTGGCTGCGGACTTATGCGCCCTCTATCTGATTTAAAACGGATGATGCCTGGATCGTTCGGTCAGATTGATGAAATTGAAATAATCCAGGAAGAACTAAAACGGGCGCGTGATTTATTCCTTTCAAGTGAAGGAAACACGTTCAATCCAGAAACCGAAATGAAATGGCATCACCCACTATAAAGGATAAATATCATGAACGACATCAAAACAGCTTATTCACTAGGCAGCGAAGGCATGTTAATCACTCGCTACACTGAAGACGCAAGTTTTCATGAAGTTGAAATTAAAGATTATCACGAAGTATTGAAAGATATGGAAGCTGGCAAGTATGACGCTGATTTGAATCTGGCGTTACAGATTGTTGATATTGTGATGGATGCGTCGATCCGCGATTATGTGTCTTTAAGCGCTGAAGAAAAAACGGCTGTAGCTCGTTATGTCTTCTGCCTTACTTTCGTAAAACGAATGGAAGAAGAATTTGGACGAGTACCAGTGCCGGAAGAAATTGACCCGCTGGCGTTCGGAAGTGCGGTTATTTTCCCGTTAGATGAAAATCATATGGGTAGCGTTGCGCTGTATTCTATGCGCGGCGTAATGAAAGAAATATTCGAGGCTAAAGCGTTACAGAAGTGTATTGATGAAGGGCACAAAGAGGAAGACGTAAAGGCGATCATGCCATTGTTTTACGGCGAAATGGTTGGGAATAATATGCGTGCAAATGATTTAGGTGTACAGGCGGCTATAGCTGTGCTTAATGATGTACGGAAAAACGTGCAGCCAATGCCTGAACCTGAAAAGCGCGTACTTCATTAACATTGTGGTTGCGATCGCATAAATATACGTTTTGTGTTGCGATCGCGAATCCGTTTTGTAAACTGAAATCAAAATGTTTACGGCACGGAGGAAAACAAGATGGCCCGCGAATTAATGCTTTATTGTGTTGAAGGTGGCGTTGGTAGTGATGCCTACGTCGCCGGGAAAAGCTATCCAGCCGATGAAGTGCTTTCTAATATGCACTTCCGGGAAAATGAAAACCAGGTGTCTGTGTGGAAGCGATGCGTTGATGGCGTTGAGATAGTCAGCCTTGAAAGATATTTGGGCAAATTCGACTACGCATTATTTGAGGCTTAACTATGGACGATCCACTTCTATTTATGTGCATTTGCTGGGGTTTTATTGCCTTATGCCTGTTTATCAGGTGGTTTATTGAATACCATATGAGGTGATTTATGAAAAATGTTGGCGGTTATACGTTGCCTGATAACGCTAAATTGGCGGGAATTGGTTTTAGCGGCTGTTATTACTACAACAATGTAGGCGATATTTATTGCGTGCGCTTTGTCGATGGTGTACAGCATTTTCGCAGACTACCAGACATTGAATTGAGTAAACTTATCCGGGAGGTGTCATTACATGCGGTTTAAACATTACAGAGAATGGAAAATTCCAGAGTCAGCAACAAAGGCAGCGCCCGGAAACTTTTCGGGCGTTTATTTTTATATGGAAGGGAAATGGTATTTCGGCAGCAGGCCGGATCACTATTATCAAGAAATATGCAAGCCTCATGTGTGGGATATTAAGGAACGCGTGCAAGGCGGTGTGATTGAGGATGTTTAGAATGATGCGTGCACTTATTGACTTCATCGTTGGCTGGTTATTTTGTTCTTTTTTCGTATTCTCATGCATTGTCACTGTTTTTATTGGAATTTTGTGCGGCGTGTCTTTTGTTACATGGGAACTACCAGAAATGCCATCACCTGAAGATGCGCTTTATGGGTTAAGGATAATTATTGCCGCAAGTGTATTTATAGGATTCTTTTTCGCTGATTCTACTGATGATTTATGAAAATGGCTTTATTTAACCTGTCAGAGCCGCAATTCAACGCCGTAAAAACTGCCGCGCGTGCGGCGCTTTCTGCCTGCAAATCAGAGGTAGAAAGAAACGGCTACAGCGATAAAGCTACGCGGCTGATATTAGAAAAGCATTATCGCAAGGTCGCCCCGCTAATCAGTATTGAACGTTTTGTGTGGTTGGTGGGGTATCTCAATAATAGATGGGGGACTGACCAGGATTATTTTTAGTGGGGGTAATGATGAAAAATGATTTTGGAGGCAGCAACACGCCGAAGGAAATAAAAGACCTGTGGCAGACGCCAAAACCAGTTTTTAGAGGAATGGATCGCGAGTTCGAATTTGTCGCAGATGTGGCGGCAAGCGAGGAAAATGCGCTAGTTCCTCGGTATATAACAGAAGAAATGGACACGTTGCATTATCCGTGGGGAGCGGTGGCAATGCCTGGTGAGTATGTCTGGATGAATCCGCCATACTCGAATCCGGGGCCATTCGTTGATAAGGCGGCGATAGAACATAAACGAAATCATATAGGTTGCGTAATGTTGTTGCCCGCTGATATTTCTGTTGGCTGGTTTATGAACGGCGTTGAGACGGCAAACGAATGCAGATTAATCACGCGCGGGCGGCTGGCTTTTATAAATGCTGCGACTGGTAAGCCAGTGAGCGGAAACAATAAAGGCAGCTTGTTTTTGATCTGGCATCCACGGTGCAGACATGAATGTATTTTTACACACGTAACGCGCAAAGATCTATATGCAAGAGGTGCAGATAATGACTAGTGTAGCAGATTTATTACGACTTGCAGCGGAAACAATTGAGCAAAGAGGGAAACAAAACGGATACGACAGAAAACAAGAAAAATCAGCGCCAAAAATAGCCACTATATACAACGCTAAGAAGGGCGCAAATTTAACCCCACTTGATGTATGGGATCTTATGATTTGCCTCAAGGAGGCGCGTTTAGAAGCCATTTTGGTTAATGGTTCTGACCCTACTGACACTTTGGTTGACCTAATCAGCTACAGCGCACTAAAAGCGGAGCAGATACTGAATGATCGGGAGGTGGAGCAAAATAAAAACCAGTTCACTGCCGCCAACATTAGTGAAGGGATGGTAAAGGATGGGGTTATAAAATTCCGTGATGTCTTTGAGCCTTCGGAGATTAACCCTCAATGCGGTTGTCTTTCAACTCGACTTGACTTGAATTTTAAAAGATCTGAGGCTATTCGCGATAAGAGGTATGACCCAAATGAAAAAGGTGGCGATTGACAGGTTATTGGCCTGCGTTTATGTCGCCGTTTTCGTGATCATCAACCTAATTGTTAACCATTGCGGCCCGTGGGTAATTCCTATCACCACGGTAGCAGTAGTGTGTGTCAATATGATGATCCGCGACTTTCTGTTATATGACGGCGGCCTGAAATGGTCGGCTACAACATGCGCCGCCGCTGGCGCAATCACGGTGCTGATAAATTATGACGCAGGGATGGTGGCAATCGCGTCATTCGTCGCGGTTGTTTCTGGTGCGCTTATATCTGGCGGTGTTTACCGGGTTTTGCCTGGTGATTTCGATTCGAAACGCTGGCCTGCAAATATAGCGTCAGCCATTGGCGATGCGTTGATTTTCCCCACGCTATCGTTTATGGCGTTTATGCCTGAAATATCAGCTATGCAGTTCATCTCAAAAATGGCAGCGGTAACGGTGATCACTATCATCATGCGCCGCTATCTCACGTTTGAGGGCAGAAAATGAGCAAGGCTAAACACTGGTTAAATAATTGGCTTAGAAGCTGGGTTGTGTGGTCGCTGTACGACGGCAGCGGATATGCCGTTAAAGACTGGGCGGATGCTGGATATAAGTGCTATTGCTTCAACTATGACGGCGCAAACCACGGCGATTATGAAGGCGTTAAAATCATTCATCCGAATATTGAATATGTTAACGTATGGATTGACAGCCATTTCCTGGTAATGTTCTCCCCTGAATTGTCTGTTTATCCAGAGCCTGACATTATCTTGGGCTTTCCTCCATGCGACGATCTCGCTGTGTCTGGCGCTCGCTGGTTCGCTGATAAGCGAAAAAAAGATCCTGGCTTCCAGGTAAAGGCGGCGTATAACGCAAAAATTGTAGAAAAACTGGCAAATATGTATAACGTGCCGTGGATGGTGGAAAATCCGGTGGGCGCACTGTCAACGTTATGGCGTAAACCGGATTTTATCTTTAATCCTTGCGCTTACGGTGGCTACCTGCCGGAAGATGACAAGCATCCTGCTTTCCAGGATGTTTACCCGTCGCGCGACGCGTATACAAAGAAAACTTGTATTTGGTGCGGTAACGGATTTAAACAACCGCTTTTCAGACCTGTAGATCTTAACTCTGGTGATAACCCGGGATGGTCTAAAACTGGAGGCCGGACGAAACGAACAAAGATGATCCGCTCGCTAACGCCGCGCGGCTTTGCCCGTGCTGTATTCCTGGCTAACGACAGGGCCATCAATCGTACTACGCTTAACCGTGTTTTGCCTGACTGAAGTTTACAAAATGGCGTCATTGTGTGATACGGATCACATAATGGCGCTTTTCAGCTTGTTATGACGTATCCATTTTGTATACTTCAAGCAAACAAATGCTCTTTAAAAATCCGGCAGCGCTGAAATGCGTATAAATCACCTGAAAAGGAGAGAGCATTATGCCTTTTGATGATTACCAATGGCATGACGACTATGAGCGAGAAAGCGTCATGCGTGCAATGTGTAATGTATGCAGCACTAAGAAAGGAGGCTGTAACGAGTGCAACGAATGTTTAGAACATTGGCTAAGGGCCGGACACGCCGAAAGGCTGAACGAAACAGAGAATCAAAAATAATCGGGGTGGTTTTTATGCAGAACCCTAAAAAACCCATAAGACGCCGTTGCAAGTGCTGCGGCGTTTTTTTTGAGCCTAAATATCACAATCAAACGTGGTGCAGTGACGAATGTCTGGAAGAACTGAAGTTTGACCAGTTATGCCGCGACCGTGAGAAGGCTATGAAGGCTATGGAACGGAAGAAACGCCGCGACAGCCAGCGGGAAGAACGCAACCGGAAGCGGAAACAGTTAAATCCGCGTAGTTACTGGATCAAGCAGGCGCAAGCGGTATTTAATGCATATATCCGCGAGCGTGACGCTCGTTTGCCGTGTATATCATGCGGCACTTACTACGGCGAGCAATGTTCATGGGATGCCGGACACTATAGAACGGTAGCAGCCGCCGGACACCTTCGCTTCAATGAGGATAATTGTCACAAACAATGCAGGCACTGCAACCAGACATTAGACGGCAACATCGGAGGGTATCGCCCGGCACTGATTCGAAAAATTGGCCTGGCCAGGGTGGTAGCACTGGAGAACAACAATGATACGCACAAATGGACGATCGAAGAATGCAAGGAGATCATAAAAGTTTATCAGGCTAAATTGGACGCCTTAAGGAGAAAGGCAGCATGAACGAATATACATTTAGCCTACCTTACCCACCATCTAATAACCGATATTACCGTCATTCACGCGGTTTTCACTATATCAGCAAGGTTGGTAAAGAATACAGGGAACAGGTAAGAGACATCATCGAGCTATTAAATTTAAACATCAACCTATCTTGCCGACTGGCAATAGCCATTTATGCCGCGCCGCCGGATAACCGGATCAGAGATCTGGATAATATCCCCAAATGCCTTTTTGACAGCCTTACTTACGCTGGATTCTGGACCGACGACGGGCAGATCGATTCTATAAAAATTGTTCGCTGCCGGAAGGTAAAAGGCGGTCGATTGTTTATTAAGGTACGCGAGCGCGGTGACCTACTACCGGATATTGACGAATACGCAACGAATATATGGGGTTAGAAATGAAAAACGAAATTAAAGATCTGCAAATAGATATTCAGCACGATGAGCATGATTTAGAGACTGTGCGACAAATACAGGCTTTTCACATGCGAGAATTGCTTGCACTTAAAGAGCTTGAAAGAAAGCTAGTGCAGGCAATATCTGATCGCAAAAGACTGGTTGCGCGTTACGGGGGTAAATAATGAATCTGGAATCAATTCTGAAATTCCACTTCCCAAAATCACCTCGTTTGTCAGATGAAAGCCGGGGCACGTCCCCGGATGCTCTTAATACTACGGATGCACTAACTGCAGCAGGCATGGCGCAATCGCGCGTAGAGCTTGGTTACAGCGCTTTTTTAGGGAAGATGGAACTATCACAAGCCGAAAAACATAAGGCCGTAGTTTTGCTTACAGAGCGTTTAAGGGCTATGGCAAAAGATTATGAATACGTTATGGAACTGGACGAGGCCAAACGCAATGATCTCATTATTCTTGTTGCCGTTTTCGCGTTTCGGGATTATTGCCAGAGTGCCGCGACGGAAAAAACTTGTATGGAGTGCGGCGGATATAAATTTACGTTTGACGACTACGGAGAAAAACACCTTTGTAAGAAATGCAAGGGGCATGGGACAGTTCGCAATCATTGTAAACAATGCAAGGGCCGTGGCGAAGTACCGGATAAAGCAGCCAGTGAAGCGGCGGAAATGCCAGTGTTCAAAACGTGCCAGCATTGCGGCGGGCGCGGGTACTCGCGTTTCCCTGTAGATCTTGTACGGCAGGCGGTTAATCAGCTTGTTTTTCCGGTAAGCCGATCAACATGGTGGAAAAAGTACCGGGCTTTCTATGAAGACGCCATTGCTGAATTGTTCAAAGAAGAGGCGCTGGCAGATAACGAAATTAAAAGAGTGACGCGGGGTGAATGATGGATAAGCTGGAAATAAACGATCAGTTTGCTGTTATCTTGTTCGAAGATAAAACTGGCGGTGCATGGTGTAAGAAAGTCACTGGTGCGGAAGCACGATTAATATTGGGTATGGCAAGCGCGTTAAATGATGGTGAATTGCCAGCCGTACCAGTTGAGCCAGTACATATTTACGGACGGAATAAAGATAATGAAAATAATTAATATTGGGTGGCTGTATTGCGAAAACTGCGACGACGATGGTATGGTCGTAAAAACTGAAAAAGGTTGCGGCTTCATGCTGTATCAAGGTGATAAATTCGTTTGTCCTCGCTGCGGCGGCGGTGGTGAGATAGAAATCGTTAATGATATTGCTACAGCACATAAGCCATCTCGCATTGTCCTTGATGAAAAAATAAAAATTCATCCTGATTTATTACAGCAAATTATCGATCACGTATCGGCAGCCGCAATCTATAGCGATAACAATTATCAGCGTGAAATGAACGTCAAACGTGCTATTAAGCAGTATTTCGAGGTTGACGACAATGAAGCCTAAATTAAAGGAACATCTATTTGCAAAACTGGTTAACGAATTAACGGAAACGGCACACCATTACGCTGGAACACAACAGCTACGCGGACGGTTGTCTTCAGTTGTCAACCGTTACATTGATGCAGGATGTCACCGCAAAGGTGAAATGACTATGGACAAGGCCATCAAGCGCCGTTCGGCTGAATGGTCAGTGAGTAACACCGGATTAACCGGATACATTGAAGGCTATAACGACTGTTTACAGGATCATAGTGATGGCAAATAAGCACTTACATTTGAATTTAAAAGGAGAATACTTCCACGCTATACGGGCGGGAAAGAAGGTGGAGGAATACAGGCTTTATAATGACTATTGGCGTAAACGCCTGGAGGGGAGGGAATATACAAGATTGATTCTTAAATGGGGATACCCTGCAAACGACGATAGAGAACGAATACTGATTCTTCCTTATATGGGGTACACAATCAAGACGATTCAACATCCTTTATTTGGTGACGATCCTGTTAAGGTTTTTGCTATTAACTGCGATATTTATTGGCAATATAGGTTTTAAGATATGAAAAGTAACCGCAAGCGCCTTGTAAGGGCATATGACAAAGCATTAAAGGCTTTTGATGATCTGCGACGCAATAAGCGCCAGCGCCGTAAATGGGCGCGTATGCTTGTAAGGGAATGGCATAGTGAGGAATATTTCCTTGAGGCCAGACACATGACGCAGGATGTAGCTGACATGTTAGCTGACGAGAACGTTTATTATATGATGTGGTGATAATATGCAAATAATCATTGATTATCTTTGTCATGCTGTGAATACGCTTTTTGGTTTTTATCAACAACCATTCCTCAAAGAATGGGATGAAATGCTTAATGACATCATTGATAAAGGGTTAATAGTTGAAGTCGGCGAGCTAACGATAAAATTCAATTACGAAGGAAAAGAATATGACATATGGGTAGGTAACAGATGGTACGCATACGGGCATATTTATTCAATTGGCGGCAAATACATTAAACGTAGCCAGGAGTTCAGGCCGCGATTCCGCACAATGCGCCGCCTGCGTGACCTGCATATGAATATATTTGAAAATCAGGAAGCGTGTGAACTATTCAAGATCTACGGAGATAAATCATGGAGCTAAAAATCTGGCAGGCTATCGACGTAGTTGATAATGAATTGTCTATGTTCGCCACTAACGGGAAACGCGTTGTGATCGCTACATGGACACGTAACCATGATGATATTGCTTTTCGTCGCGCTGCGGCTGAATTGCTTTTCTCTGATGGTGGCTACACGATGAACACCGATCAGCTTGCCAGAATGAAAGATGAAAAGCTGGTGGACAGCTACACAACTGCATAACGGGGGGTGAATATGCGTATCTATGAGCACAAGCGGGATAAAACCCGCTTTTTTGTTCGTGCTGGCGTGGCGTACTGGTATCACGAATGCGGATACATTGAGGCGCTTGCTTACGACCTGGATTTTGAGCAGGAAAAAGAATGGTTCGATTTCAGGATCTACCGTAAGCGCAAACCAACGCGCGACGAGCGACACGCTATCCGGGACTTCTTAATCAGTATTGAGCGTTGGGGGACAGAAGAGTGAAAGTCAAATTCTTGCACGATCACGGTTATCCATCATTAAAACAGGTTGTTGGTAAGGTGGTTAACGTCGTTCATAGTGATGGTGTCACTTGCATGATTAACGGTGCTGACCTCATTGCCGCTGGCGCTGATGACCATTACATCAATCCGGCATGGTCGTATACGTTCAGCCTTGCCGACTTCGTGGGCGACAAGGGGCGCGGTCTGGAAGTAGTCGAGGGTTAACATCATGGACGTTTACGAAGATGTTTACCTGGCCCCTTCATTCTGTAGCTTTTACTTTCTGATCAACGATAAGACTTACAGGTGCGATTCTGACGGGGTTAGGGAAGAAAAGCTGTTTTGCACCAGGGGGCACCTGGACGATTTGGTTTTTGCTGGCATATTCCGTAAACGTCCTGCCAACCTGGAAGAAGAAATGTTGATTGAGGTTATTAAAAATGAAAATCAGGGTAAGTTATTTCCGGGCGAAAGATAAGGCAACAGGAAAGCAGATGGCGATCCTGGTTAACGAGGCCAATTACATGTTTGTGCTTCAGCCGTGGTGTGTAGCTGACTATAACGATAATTATCGTCGCCACGGCGTGCGTGGTGCTGTAGGCATGAAAGGCTGGCAACCGCGAGACATGGAAAGCTATTGTGAATGGAAGCTAATAGCAAAATACACGGTCGATTATAAGGGGATTTTTTGATGGAAAGCTATTTTGACCGGATGTTTTGCCGCACAACGTGTAACGAGTACAAATTCACTACTGGCCAGGCTTACACGATTCACAGGCTGCGCAATGCGACTACCGATCCAATGGTCTTTGTTATGGATGATAACGAAGGGACAATGTACCAGGTATTCTACTGCGGCGATCTTGATTATGCACTGGTGAAAAACATTACCGGACAATGGCTTGCGCAATTTTCCAGGTATCCGGCAGATATTGACACGAAAAATTATTTAAAGGTGGCTGACAATGCAAGTTAAATGCATATACTCAAGCAATGAGAGTATTTTTACTCCTGGGCGTACTTATGATGTTAAGGTCATTTATGGTAATGATGGTTACAGAATAGGTACTGATGTTGTCTTGATTGATGACCATGATGATATTTGGCGTTTTTGGCCTACTTATCGAGGCGGTGAGATATCAAGTATTGATTTTTCCGCCAGCTTCGAGCGTTATTAATTGCGTTATAATGTTGATTTTAATGAATAAATAAAAATGTGATCTTTATCACAATGTATACAAAATGGCATTGTTTCGGCAGTGCCGTTTTGTTATATATAAGCCACCGAAAGACTGATGGGCAAAATCATGAAAAGCGATAAATTCATAGCGTGCTGTTTTGTTGAAGTGCCTGAAGGTGATGTTTTCTGTAATTACGAATTTAAAGACAGTTGGGGTGGATCTCATGTTGTAGTTGGTAAGCGCGGAGACTGGTTATATATAACTGATGGTGACAGGATCTTTACTAAAAACCAGTTGTTAAGAATAAAGTCGGAAAATGATGGAATACCCGCTGTCAATATGTTGAACATGAGTTATCACGCCAGTTTGTTGTTAAAACAAGATGCGGTAAATAAAGCGCGTAGCTTACCTGGTGCGGAGTTTTAATTATGGTTGTGATCAGACTATGGCGCGGTAATAGCCGATTTGATGGTAAATATATCCGCGTGATTGAAGATGTTAATCGTGGTCGGTTTTATGAATTGCCATACAGCGAAAAAAGGGAGAAAGAATACCTGAACGAATCGACCCCTATGTGGCGTAAAGTGGCTGGTCTTGCCTCAATTCTGCGCCACGGGTTTTATGCAGATCATAACACGCTAATTGATGCAGAACTGGTGGCAATTCTTTACGAAGGAGAATAATAAATGTCTAAATTTATCAGCGTTAAGGTTTTCCGTGGCACTTTTCCAGAAGATGAGAAACATGGACAATTCGCCGGACAACCTGGCGCATGTTTCCGTGTAGCCACTGAAGACGACGCGCACGTTAAATGCTTCCACGTATCAGAACCGCCTTTTGATGCAAAACATCTTGAAGATCTGAATAAAGTTAGGGGATTTACTTTTGCTGCGGTGGCGCTTAATCCTTTCCCTAAAAACGAAGTCGAATTAATTGGCGCGGAAAAGATCGCGGAATACAAAATAACAGAATCTGAAGACGGGGGATCGAAAATTGAGCGTATCAAGTAAGCTATACAAGATCAGGTGTAAAGGCGAATACCCTGGCTTTACTACTGGATGCGAATACCTGGGCCACATTGGGTACGGCCCTTTCGGTGAGTTAGGGATGAATACGATTGATGACGATGGCGACAGCCGGACGCTTGATCTTGATTCTGATGATTTCGAATACATCCCGCCAGTAACTTACCGCGTGGTTGATGAGTTCCTGGCTGAACACGAAGACGATGAGGATGATTATGATTGAATGCCTTATTGCTGTGATTGTTTTGCTTTATATCGCTGGCGCGATCCTGATGTCATGTTTTATTAAGTTTAGCGGTGCTAAACCTGGTGGCCTTGAGATTCCTTTATGGCCTGTAGTTATGTTTCTCGCTTTCTTCGATGCTACGGTAGAGCAGATCAAGCGAGCTATTAAGGAGCGCAAGAAATGATTGAAGACGGTATCTATGGTGTAAACCTGATGGAAAACGTATTTTACATGGTTGAAGGCGATACTGTAACAATTAGTGTAGATGGTGGGGAGGAATATGCAGAGCCATTCATCAAAACAACAAGGGAAGATATTGAGCGATACGTTGATAAAGGCGAACTGTTTAAACTTGGTGAACTATGAATGAGATCGAAGATGGTATCTATTTGCATAAGGTATTTAACATCGCGTATTTGGTTAGAGGTGAAGCGGTGATGATAAGACCTGATGATGTTCCGTATTGGGAATTAAGCGACATGGATCGGTGGCATATGCAAACATTACTAAATAATGGCCTGATATACAGAAAGCAGTAAAGCCGTATTTGTAGAGCGCAAACAAACAGATTAAAATATTACCTAACAATGCGAAACTGTAACTACCCGGCCCCGTGCCGGGTTTTTGCTTTGTTGGAGGTAAATCTATGTTCGACAGAATACGGGAGGCGTGTGCGTATGTGACCGGGGCCGTAACCGCTTTTTTCGGCGCGATAACCATCAATGACATTGCCGTCTTTGTGGGTATCTTATCAACCATAGGCACATTTGCCGTTAATTATTACTTCAAATCACAGGAGAACAAGCGGGCGCAAGAGGAACACGACGCACGAATGGGGAATAAGTAATATGATTAGCCAATCGCTGAAAAACAAGATTGTTGCGGCGGCGGCTGGTGGGGCAATCGCTATAGCGGCTGTGATGATTAAGCCATTAGAGGGCGTGGAACACGATCCATATCGTGATGTTGTTGGTGTATGGACTGTTTGCTACGGTCACACCGGAAAAGACATCATGCTTGGGAAGACTTACACGCAATCAGAATGCGATGCTTTGTTAAATAAAGATCTACACAAGACCGCAAAAGCGATTGACCCATATATTAAAGTCGAAATATCAGATTTTACCCGCGCAGCACTTTATTCATTCGCCTATAACGTAGGCGCAACCAACTTCAAAACATCAACCTTATTAAAGCTACTCAATGACGGCAAGAAATCAGAAGCGTGCGCACAGCTTAAACGCTGGGTATACGCTGGCGGCAAAAAGTGGCATGGTCTGGTTAACCGCCGCGAGGTTGAATATGCCGTTTGCGAATGGGGGGAAACGTGGACAAGGTGAAGGCGTTAATTATCGCCGCTGTTGTTTGCATTATTGCCAGCCTTACCGCCGTAACGTGCCATTACCAGAGTGAGGCAACAAGGTTACAGGAAGAGTTAACGACCACTCAGGGCGCACTAAAGACAGCAAGTAACACTATTCAGCAGATGAAGGAGCGAAACGCCGAACTGTCAAAACTTGATAAGAGGTATCACGATGAGATTAAAGCTATCAGATCTGACATTGCCGATCTGCGCACTGGCATTGATAACGGTACTATCCGGTTGCGCGTCAACGCAACACCTGTGCGATTGTCCGACCCCACCGGATCCGCCAGCGCCATTGATGGAGCCACCTGTAGACTCACTCCCGACGCTGAATCGGCTTATCTATCCCTCAGAGAACAACTAAAAACGAAAGACGCTCAGATCACTGGGTTACAGGACTACATCAAAACGCAGTGCTTACGCAAAGAATAACAGCGCGTGGACGTGTCGCCGTTTCCGCCAGCCAGCCATAACCGGGCCAATCCTTCCCGCGAGCGACGGCGGAAATTCAAAAACACGTAATACCGGATCAACAGTCCCATTAACAGGTCCGGCGCTACCTGGGTAGAAGAAAGCGCCATTATCCAATTTTATAAAATTCTGGAAACGGTACTGATTAAGCGCCGTTTTCAGTGTTTTATAGCTGTTTTCACTCCCTGCGGTGTCGATTTTTGCGGGGGTTATATTTTTCAGGATAGAGGAATATTCTGATGGCTAAGGCTAAAGGCATTAAGTTGCCTCAATTCAAGATTCCGCTTTTTGAGCATACAACCGTTTTCTTTTGCCCGACCCGCGACATGTTCTATGAATTTTGCGAAAAGGCAGGGATTCCAATCGAACCTGATTTCGAACTGGCAGGAGGATTAACGCTTACTTGTACTGGTGAGAAAGGCGGTAATTTCTATGTGATCGCAGTATTCGACAATGAGTTAGGAACACTGGTACATGAAGCGGCCCACACTACATTCCACGTTCTAAGCGATGTAGGTGTCGTGGCAACCACTGATCCAACTCATCCGGCAAACGAGACATATGCTTACATGGTAGGCCGCATCTTTGACGCATTCTTCCCAATCCTGGCTGAATCAAACGAAGCACAGGTTGCAGCAATGCAGGCGGCTGAAGTCGTAGAGAAGGCATTAGACCAGGCGGAAAAGGCTACTAAATCAGCAGAACAGGCAGTTGAACAGGCAGAGGAGCCGAAAGAAGAGAAAAAACCAGCTAAGAAAGGCAAACGTAAGCCTAAAGCAAAAGAAGCGCTTGTACCGCGTGTTATGAGCTTTAAGCGGGGGTGATTATGGACGCTTATGTAATAGCCGGATTGATCGGTGTTTCTGTATTCCTGGTGGGTTTTATTGCAGTTGCACTAATAAACGCAAAGATCAAGCACTGGGTGGAGGGGCAGCATGATTGACCCGCTCGTTATCCTTTCCTTATGCGTCGCTGTATGGCTGGCGATCATGATATTCATTGAAAGCTGAAGGTGTTCACAATGGATATTTACGATCTCATATGGTGCTCAACGTTCGCCGTCATCATGTATCTGTGGTTGAAGAATGTTGTATAGGTGACGGCATGGATATATTCGAACTGATGGCGATTATGTGCGGAATGATGTTAGGCACTGTCGCCATAATTATCATCATCGGCCTTATTATGGGTAGCATCAAATGAACGCATACGAAATGCTATTGCTGGTGGCTGTAGTTGTAGTCATTGCTGTTGATTTTTATCGAGGGTTAAAAAGATGAGAGAAGCAGACTTCTTTTGCATGATTATAGTGATCGTCATCGTTGCGGTTCTTTTAAGTGTTAACTGAATCGCAGGAGTTTAAAAATGAAATGGCTTGATTTCTTTTTCCTGATTGTCGCGATTGTTCTCACTATGGCGGCCTTGTCGCAGTAAGGTGAAAAGATGAAAGAATTATTCGACTGGTTGGAAGTATTAACATATTGCGCAAGTTTTGTGGCTTGCGTATATATCATCAACAAATATTAAGAGGTGAGATTATGGCCCGCACTAAAAAGGCAAAGGCTGAAGACAAAAAGCCAGCAGCCAAAAAGACGGGCCGTCCACATGGCTATTCAGAAGAAAAGGCATTGGAGATCTGCGAGCTGGTGTCGGACGGCGAAAGTATTAACAAGATTTCGAAGATGCCTGGTATGCCTGCGCGTTCAACAATCCTTAAATGGTTCCGTGACGTGCCAGAGTTTTCGGACATGTATATGCGCGCGAAGGAGATCGGATTTGAGGTGTTAGCTGATGAAATCATCGACCTTGCTGACGCGCCAGAAAACATCAAAAAGGAAGAGTTAAACAGACATCATTTGATGATTGAAACCCGTAAATGGCTATTGGCAAAACTGCAACCGCGTAAGTATGGCGAACGCGTTACGCAGGAAATCGTAGGCAACAGGGAAGAAGCACCAGTACAGGTAGAAGTCACAAAAGAAGAGATCGCCCGCATCGTTCAGGAAGTAGAAGATGAGGTGTGATTATGCTGACAATCAAAGAACGAGTTATTCAGTCCAAATGTGAAAACGATGGCCTGTTTTTCAATCGCTACTTCTATAAGCAAGCGAACGGAACGAAGATGTTAATCTCAGGCCATCACTTAGCTATCCGCGACGCACTGCAACGCGTTGTCAATGGTGAGATAACCAGACTCATCATTAACATCCCTCCAGGGTACGGCAAAACCATGATCGCAACTATCAACATGATGGCGCGGTCACTCGCAATAAATCCCCGCACACGATTCCTTCATGTCTCCTATTCCAACAACCTGGCGTTACTCAATTCCTCGACCGTAAGAAACATGATCTGTACGCCTGAATATCAGGCAATGTGGCCCATGAGGATCCGCAACGATGCAAACTCAAAATCAATGTGGTGGACTGAATACGGTGGCGGCGTGTATGCAACGTCATCGCTTGGTCAGGTTACTGGGTTCCGTGCAGGGTATATGGAACCGGGATTTAACGGCGCGTTAATCATTGACGACCCATTAAAACCCGCTGACGCTTATTCTGACGTGGTGAGAAAGCAGGTTAACACTAACTATAACGACACGCTTGCTTCACGTCTGGCAGTGCAAACAACGCCTGTTATCGTCATTATGCAGCGCATCCACTACGATGATTTGTCCGGCTACCTGCTACGAGGTGGGAGCGGTGAGAAATGGCATCACCTGAACCTGCCAGTGAAGATTGATAACAGTCTGGACTACTGGGATCTGTACCCTGAAAACGAGTTCGCTATCCCTATTCCTCACAATCTGCCAGACGGCTGGCTGTGGCCTAAAAAGCACAATGACGCCCATGAAGCTGGATTGAAGGCACACAGAAGGTCATTTGAGGCCCAGTACATGCAGCGCCCGCGCAAATTCGATGAAGAGGGTGCGTTGTGGACAGAGGCGATGATAACAGCCGCGCACCGGATGCAGATAACGCAGGAGAAAATACGCACTGTAATAGCTATTGACCCTGCGACAACATCATCTGATGAGTCGGACGAAACGGGGATCATAGCGTGTTCCGCCTATGGTGGCGGCAAGAATGCTCAGTATTCTGTAGACGGTGACTACTCAGGACGCATGTCACCTAACGACTGGGCGCAGGCATCAATGAACGCCTACAACATCCATGAAGCTGACGCGATAGTTATCGAAACCAACCAGGGCGGCGAAATGGCAGAGGCCACTTTGCGTAATGCCGGATTCAAAGGCCGCATTGTTAAGGTGCACGCAAGTAAAGGTAAATTCGCCCGCGCTGAACCAATATCAGCACTGTATGCACAAGGAAGGGTGGCCCACACTGGCAGCCTGTACACGCTGGAAAATCAAATGATGGAATACGTGCCAGCTACCGCTAAAAAATCCCCTGACCGTATGGATGCAATGGTATGGGGTATCACCGAACTAAGCCAGCCACAGGCGATGGGCCTCATGTTACCGAAGCGCCTGCGCGGATTTTAAAATCTGACTCACAACTACCCACAAGTTTTTCTATTTTTCGCGTAGCAACGCGTAAACATGTATTCAGGAGTAAACATTATGCCATCCAATTTAGAATTGGCGGTTAATGCTGCCTTGTCACAACGCCAGGCGGCATATGCCCGCTATGCCGCAGCGCACCCGTTCACTATGGGGATAGATGCCAAACGTGATGCTGCGTGGAGCGAATACGGATTCAAAGAAGAGATCACGTATGACGACCTGTACAAACTGTATCGTCGCGGCGGTATTGCTCACGGTGCTATTGAGAAAATCATCACGACGTGCTGGCGCACCAGGCCAACGATGATTGAAGGAACAGAAGACGAGAAAGCGGAAACAGAAACATCCTGGGAAAGAGAAATCAAGAAACAGTTTGATAACAGATTTTGGCGCATCATTGCCGAATGTGACCGCCGCCGCCTCATTGGTCGTTATGCTGGCCTGTTGATTCATGTCAGAGATAACCAGCCGTGGGATCAGCCAGTGACGAAAGGCGTAGGTGTTGCCAAATTTACCCCGGTATGGGCTGGCGCTCTTACACCGAAGGAATTTGAAGAAGACCCGAACAGTGAAAACTATGGCCTGCCTACATGGTGGGAATACAAAGAGCGCATAAACAGTAAAACCATTGCCAGAAAGATCCACCCTGACCGCATATTTATCTTTGGCGACTATTCTGATGATGCCATCGCTTTCCTTGAACCGTCCTATAACGCCTTTGTGTCACTTGAGAAGGTGGAGGGGGGTAGCGGTGAATCATTCCTGAAAAACGCCGCCCGCCAGCTTGCTATCTCGTTCGATAAAGAGATTGACTTCCGTTCCCTTGCTGCAACATACGATTGCGACGTTACAGAGTTACGCGAAAGATTCAATGAGGCAGCGGCTGAAATGAATAAGGGTAACGACGTGATGATGGCATTACAGGGGGCAACAGTAAGCCCACTGGTGACTGCCGTATCTGACCCGTCAGCAACCTATGACGTCAACCTGCAAACCGCCGCCGCTGGTATTGATATTCCGACCCGCATCCTGGTTGGGAACCAGCAGGGCGAACGCGCATCAACCGAAGACCTCCGCTACTTCAACAGCCGCTGTATGACCCGCAGGGAGGAAATCGGCGGTGAGCTTGAGGATCTATTCCGCAAGATGGCAGATCTCCGCCTTATCAGTATGCCAATTGACGTATCAGTTATATGGGACGACCTGAACGCCATGACCAAAGCTGAACTACTGGAGGCGGCATACAAAATGGCACAAATCAATCAGGCTTGTTTGGCTACTGGTGAAGAAATATTTAGCGGTGACGAGATCCGCGAGGCTGCCGGATACGATGGCCCTGCCAGTGTAGTTGAAACGGAAGAGGAAGACGATGATGAAGGTGAAGAAGATAATCAGGCGAATACCTCCAGCCGCGATAATGCCATCTAACACCGAAGACCCGACCATGACAGGGAAGTTAAGGTCCGGTGCTATCAAGCGTTTTAAAGCCTGCCTGAAGAAAGTTGCGGATCCGTATATCGCCATACTGGACAGAATACAATATAGCCTGGCTGTTAATAAGAAATACACTTTCCAGATCTACATCGACGAATTACATGATTTGCTGGAAGACGCCAGCGACATGATTGATGAGATATTCGAGTTAACAGACCCGGAAGACTTCTGGTTCTGGCAGGAATACGTGAAGGTGGCGTATCAGCGAGGCACTTCACAGGAATATGCCAACCTAGCTAACCAGTCAGTCACATATTCCAGGGCTTACCCCGAAGTGTCGGCGGTATTAACCAGTCAGACCTATCGCACGCGTCTTGCCCTGGTTCGTACCCGTGTATTTGAAGAGATGCGTGGGCTTACCGCACAGATCAAGAAGGATATGGCCCGCCGATTAACTGAAGGCATGGCTCGCGGCTTAAACCCACTTGAAATAGCGCGTACATTGCAGCAGGAAACGCAATTACCGCTATACAGGTGCAAACGTATTGCCCGTACTGAAATATGTACAGCGTTGCGCACAGCGCGTATGGATGAGGCAGAAGCGGCGACAGAAGAGCTTAATTTGCGCACTATGCAAATGCACATTTCGGCATTGTCACCGACTACCAGGCTGTCACATGCACAGCGGCACGGGAAAACGTACACCATAGAAGAGCAGCGCGAATGGTGGAGTAGATCCCCTAATTCAATTAACTGCAAATGCAGCACTATTACCGTATTAGTTGACGAAGACGGTAATATATTAAACAAACGAATCCTTGAGCGGGCGCAGGAGAATTACAAGGTTGCGCACGCTAAATATGGCGAAGATTGGGAGTAAAAACCGTGAGTAAAGAACTGATTCAGGTTAATACCAAATTAACCGCTAATACCATTCGTCGGGAAACATATAACGGGCGCGAGCATATTGTAGTCCCGTCTTATACGTTGCCCTTCAACATCGTTATGAATCGTGAATATTATCCTGAAGCTGAAATTATCGCTAATTATCAGTCACTGGAAGGAACGCTCGCACCGTTGGGCCATCCTACGGTTGATGGTGAATTTGTTTCCGCATTTAGCCCTGAAGGACTGAATATTGGCTTTTGTGGAGCGTGGAACAGAAATGTGGAATTACGCGGCAACCGTGTTTATGTGGAAAAATGGGTGGATGTTGAAACTGCCAGCCATTCAGAACAAGGACGCGAATTATTAAGCCGACTGGAAGCACTGGAAAAAGGCGAAAGCAAAGATCCGATTTGGTCATCTGTTGCCGTATATCGTCAGCGTATGCCAGCTACTGAAGAGATGAAGGCCCAGGGTGCTGACAGCGTGGTTAAAATCATGTCGATTGACCATGACGCCATCTTACTACATGAGCCGCCAGCCGCATCACCAGAGCAGGGCGTTGGCCTGATGGTTAACACTGACCAGGCGAAGCCTTTAATGGCGGTGGCAATGAAAGAAAACAGCTATCGCACGCTTGAAAGACAACTGACAGAAGCGGCGCGTGAATTACTTCCTGATGCCGATTATGTCTATGTCGTGGACTTCACTGACAAAGAAGTGACAATTGCCACTAATAAAAATTACGCGGAAAAATACAACTACCAAAAACAGGCTGATAAAATTATTCTCAATAATGGCGAGCTTGCAACCAATGAGGAAAGTAAATCATGGTTCGCTCAGTTCGCTGAACACCTGTCTAATCTTTTCTCCCTGAATGAAAAAATTAAGGCCAATAAATCGGAGGACGATCCCATGCCTTTGACCAAAGAAGAACGCGCCGAACTGGTAAAAGAAATTAACGAAGGTTTATCCGCTAACATCGCCAATGCAGTAGCTGAAGCACTTAAACCAGTACAGGCAAGCGTTGAAGAATTACAGACCAACCAGAAAGCAATTAAAGAAGAAATTGCAGCAAACGCAAATAAAGAAGAAGCAGAAAAACGCGCCGCAGTAGCAAAAGTACACGGCGAAATTGTTGCTAACGCATTAAGTGGTGAAGCGTTAGAAGCAATGTTTAAATCCCTGGGTAAAGCAGCACCAATGGCAGCAAACTCAGCCGCTGGTGGAAATAAACCTGCCACCCCTGACATTAACAACTATTTCGCATAAGAGGTGAAATTATGGCCCGTTTTCGTCGTGTAAATATTGACGGTAAATCCGTTACTGAAACCGCAGTATCTGCCGCAGCACTTAAGCCTGGCACCCCGGTAAAAATGGCGTCTGGTAAATTCGCTGCCGCAACTGATACCACAGGACGTATTTATGTTGTTAATCCGGCATACCATGAAGGTTTAGGCATTGAAGACGCGATCCCGGTTGGTCATTCCGTGGTTGCTGACTACGCAGAAGAAGGACGCGAATTTGCAATTCTGCTTCCTGAAGGTACTTACACCAAAGACGCTGCCATCACCATCGGTGAAGGTGGGTTCAAATTGGTAGCATCTGATGAACCGGTTTTCGCTTTCTGCCAGGAAACTGTAAACCTTGAAGCGGCTGATTTTGTACGTGTCCGCGTTGCATAATAATAAGAGGTGAAAAACTATGTTGTTTAATAAACACAACCTTGCTACCAACAGCCGCATTCGTGCTCAGTGGGATCACCTCTGGGCGCAGCGCAACATGTTCAATGATCGTGACGGCGCTCTTATTGCCGCAAATATGGCAAACATGACCGCTGACATCCTGGCATGTAATGCCGTTGGCGGCTTCGATCAGGAATTCTGGAAAGCTATCGATAACCAGATTATCGAAATGAGCACCGAAGAGACTGGCATCGAAATTGTAAACGACCTGATGGCTGTTCAAACCGTATTACCAATCGGTAAAACCGAGAAAATGTACAGCGTATCCGGTGATATTAACGATGAAGTTGTCGTTAGTATCGATGGTCAAGCGCCACATGGCTTTGATCACACCGAATACGGTAGCGATGGCGACCCGATCCCGATGTTCACAGCGGGTTACGGTGTCAACTGGCGTCATTCCGAAGGTCTGAAAACTGTGGGTATTGACCTCGCCCTGGACAGCCAGCGTCTGAAACTGCAAAAATTCAACAAAGCCCGCGTTGAGTATTACCTTAACGGTAACGAAAAAATCAACGTCAACGGTAAACCTGGCCAGGGTATTAAAAATCACCGTAATACCCAGCAACTGAAAATGACCACTGACGACCTCACCACTGACGGATTCGACGACATCATCAAATTCTTCACCACTGGTGCATTCGGTGTCATGGCCCGTAACAACCGCGTTGACCAGTATGACATCATGTGGGTGTCACCTGAAATCATGGCTAACCTGGCAGCGCCGCACATTGCTAACGGTACTGTTGTTGGTACTGTACTGAATATCGTTAAACCGTTCATTCCGGTTAAAGAAATCCGTCAGACCTTTGCACTGAAAGGCAACGAGTTCATTGCTTACCAACGCCGTCGCAACGTCATTACCCCGCTGGTTGGTATGACTACTGGTGTTGTCCCAATGCCGCGCTTTATGCCTACTGATAACTACAACTTCAAAATCATGTCTGCCGAAGGCTTACAAATCACCTGCGACATGCTGGGCCGTTCCGGTGTTGTTTACGGTCACAAATAATTTCCTTATTTCCTGTAACTCCCCGGCGCGATGCCGGGGATTTTTTTTGTATGTGGAGCAAACAAAATGGTCACTACAGAACAGGCGCGGGAATATCTTGAAAGCCAGGGTATTGACCTGCCAGACATTATCTTATCCTTGCTGGTGGAGCAGGCAAACAGCGTTAATGAATGCCTTGATGCCAACTATCCGGCCTCCACTGCAACATTGATCCAACTTTATCTGATCGGCCTGTTAGGACTCACCCAGGCTAACAAGTACGTTTCCTCGCAAACTGGTCCGAACGGTGCAGGCCAGTCATACCGCTATGTCGATTTCAATAAAAAATGGAAGGCATCCTGCTCGTTGCTTTACTCCCTTGATAAACATCACTGTACAGCAGAACTGATTCCACCAGATCCAGAAAACACCGCACACGCTGGGCTTTGGATAGGTAAAAGCGGGAGGATGTAACAATGTGGAACGACCTGACATTACCGGATCCGCTATTGCCGAAACTGTTTACCCGCGTGTGGGTGAAAACTGACACCGGGCGACAGGTGGCGGCCTACCTCAATGATGCTGGTGAATGGGTAATTCTTTGCCCGCGCGTAGCGAAAACCCATCCGAAAATCGTTAAATGGAGCTATGGCTATGAGTAAGATCGCGAGATTCAGCTACAAGGCAATAGCCACCATTTACCCCGTAACGCGTGACGACTGGAATAATTCGAAGGTATACGGGCAACCTTACCTGATTGATTGCACCTGGACGTCTACGGAAGGTAAAGACGAAGACGAGCGCGGGAGTGAAACCGATGTTAGTTACGTCATATTTACCGAACTGCTTTACAACCTGCAACCAGTGGAGCGCCCCCGGAAAGGGTGGATGATTGCACTAGGTGACACCACGGCTTTTTCTGATCCGCTTGAAGCTGGCGCGAATGAGATCTCCGGCGTGGTTGAATGGGATATGAGCATGTTTAACGACACGCCGGATTATAAAATCATTACAGGTAACAGCGTGCACAGTAAATATTAAAGGGGTTTTCTATGCCTATTAAGGGTGTTAAACGCGTCAGGGAGCGATTGAAGCAGGAACTAAAGGAAATCACAGACAAGAAAACTCATGAGGTGTTATGGCGAGTAGGGATGCTGGCTGGTGGCTTTGCTGCGAATATGACACCGATCGATACTGGTTTTTTAATTAACAGTCAATTCCAGTACATAGGGAACACGGCTGAGGGTATGCAGTTACGGCTGGGATATACGGCCCGTTACGCTGAATGGGTACACAATATGCCAGGCACATTAAAAGGCCAGCCGCGCGAACATTTCGGCAAAACCAGAGAAGGCGTCGAGTTTGGCGGCGGTACTGGTAAGGGTAATTACTGGGATCCGAACGCTGAACCTGAATTTTTGCGCAAGGCGTTCGAAGATCCAAACAACGCCGACGATATTTATAAAGAGATTGTAGAAGGTTACAAAACATGAAACGCAGCGAAGTATACGACGAAATAAGGGATTGGATTAAATCCCACGGGTACGATGAAGGCTATATTTTGCAGGCCCGTTTCTGGAATGAGCGATCCAATTCGAATAACAGCAGATACATTGTCATACAGCAAAACGGCGGGGCGGCTGGTGAAGAAGCAATAACCCGTGATTATTTCCGCATCCTGGTTATTTCAGCGCGTAATGACGCAAATATCAGTGAGGTGGAAGATCTCGCCGATGCAATACGTCAAAGTATGATAACCGAATACAAAACTGATAAAATTACACACATGAAGCCAGTTGGCGCTATTCCTGCAATGCAGACAAGAGAAGGGCGCTTTATTTTTACCGTAGCTTTCCAAACCATCATATCTAGATAAGAGGTAACTAAACATGTCTCAGACTTGCGAAAAGGGTTCGTTTTTAGGCCGCGACGTTGCTGTATTCTACGCTATCGCTTGCCCTAATGCGAAACCTGAAACCGACGCATATAAAGCGTTAGGAATGATGCGTGGCAAATCCCTTTCCGTGGAATGGGAAACCGCAGACGCCACCGCTGATAAATCAGCAGACTACACCAAAGAATCATTGGTTACTTACAAATCCGTTTCTTTCTCAGGTGACGGAGTATCCCGCACAGAAGCGCTTCACAATCAGAAAGAGTTGAAACGCCACGTTATTAACCCTGGTGAGGTAACTGGTTCTCAGCCGATCGTGTGGTTAAAAATTGTTTCTCCGCTTGATGTGACTGAAGGCCCGTTTCTTTGCACTTCCTTTAAAGAAGAAGATCCGCATGACGATGTGTCTACCTGGTCCATTGAGTGCGAAAGCGCTGGCAAGGTCACAGTTAGCGACGTTCCGTCGATGTAACAATAAATATTAACATTGGGGCCGTTTGGCCCCTTTATTTTTAAGGTGACATCTATGATCCATGTTCGAGCCGGACAATTTGCGGCTGTAGTCAATGGCAGGCGGTATGTATTCAATCCCTGCTTTGCTGCAATGGCTAAAATCGGCAGTGACAGGGAACTGGTTGAATATTTCGCAACTGTGCACGGTGGTAAATATCCACAGCGTTTGCCAACGGATCCAGACCTCCGTAATCGCATTATGGCGCGTTGTTATGGTGAGTTAGTGCAAACATCCATCCACATACTGAGATGTTGCTCAGAGGAAGAAATAGGCCCGTTATTGGGCGAATGCAGGTTTACTCCTTCGGGTAAGTTGAGACTAAAACCCGGATTGATGCCTACCAGTGACGTTATCACACTGGCGCAACACTGCATGTATCACGGTTTAATTGGTGACGGTCCAGAGGAGGACACGGGCGCAACACAGAAAGGCGAGTACAAGCCGACATTTGATATCCTCGAGTTTGTTTATTCTGCCGTTGCTCACCTGGGGTTATCTGAGTCAGAAGCGTGGGGCATGACAATGACCGGATACAGGGCAGCTGTACGCGCTAAAACGCCACCAGACGAAAGAAACGAGGTAAGTAAGCCAAGCGTTCACATAAATAAACGTGATTATGAGGAGCAAATGGAGGCAGCTAAAAGGGTGCTGGAATTGATGAAAAAACGCGAGCAAGAAAAAGCCCGGAATTAACCGGGCCTTTATCTTTATTTGTATGCTGCAAATCTGCATCTTGCCTCATCCAGGTCATGAATATCGTACACGTTATCGTAAAGGTAAGTTGCAACCTGTGCTTTCTGTACGTCAGTTGCGTTAGGGAACTCCATGCTTACGAAAGTCACCGCATCGACGTAGTGTTTAAACATCCTTTTGTTAACGCACAGTGCGTAAATCAATACGGCAGGCCAAAAAATCAGTGCGCCAATGAATGCCATGAGCATATTAAGATGTCTTTTCTGGGCAACAATCATAGTTCCCACGAATCCGCAAAAGAAAATTACCATTTCCATGATGAACTCCTTAATTACGTTTATCTTCTGTTGTCATTGCCAGCACTAGCACAGCCATTATATTAAATGCTAACCATGCTGTAATATATACATCTATAACAGTTTTGATTGTTTCCATTTACACGCCTGCCTTTACTCTGTGGTGGATTGCGAATCCTTTAACTTCGCCGTCACGAACCGCTTTGAGTAGCTCAGGTTCATTTATGCCGTCTACCAAATCTTTGTATTTTTCGTGCAGTTTAAATTTTTCGGCAATTTCATCACCAAGGAACGGGACTACCGCCCTATACCTGCAAGCTGCGTCATATACAATCTCAAGGTATCCCATACCGTCACCGTATTTTAAGTCGTATATTTCTGCGGCAAATGCGCATTCATGCTCCGCTTTATCAATCTTGTTATCTGCGTTGGCGTTGAATGCTAAACATACCATTACCGCCATCATCGCCGCTTTGATTAACCGTTTCATAACTCACCCCGCTTAGTTTTTATTTTTAAGTGCTTTAAGCATTTCTTCGATGAAGTCGGTATAACGCTCATGCTCGTTGGGTCGGTAGTAGTTTTTCATTTTCTTATCCTCTTTTGCTTCCTCCGGTTAATCCGGCCTTTTAAATCCTTTCGCTCTATCCCTTTCCTTTATCTTCTTTATACAAAATGTACTCGTTGAAATGAAGCCATTTTGTATAAAATAGAGACATGGATCACATTTCGTATGAGGTTAAATCATGGCAACTAGTTTAGGCACAATTTATTACGAAGTTGATGCAAAAACTGGTCAACTTCTCGTTGCTCAACGACAGGCAGACCAGGCTTTTGACAGCATCGAGCGTGGCGCAAAACGCGCTGACCGCCAGGTGAACACGCTTAAGACTTCAATCAAAGCACTGTCCAGGGTTATCCATTTGCTACTTGCTGCGGAGGCTGTACGCCAGTTTATTGACATGGCGGAACAAGCTAAAATGCTTCGCGTAAAAATCAAACTGCTTACAGGTGAAGCGGAGGCCACGGAACGTGTTTTCAACAGACTGAAAGATATATCAAAAGAAACAGGGCAAAGCCTTAAGGATACTGGCGACCTGTGGCAAGGTCTTGCCATATCGCTAAAAAACACATCCGCCACAGAAGGCCAGGTACTCAACCTGGTCAGCACGCTGCAAAAACTTGGCAACCTGGGCGGCGTGTCTGCGGAACAACTATCAAACTCCATGCGCCAGTTCCGCCAGGCTATTGATGCTGGCGTGTTGCAGGCTGAAGAATTTAACTCAATACGTGACAATACCCCAACAATCATACAGGAAATGGCCCGCCAAATGGGGCTGTCAATGGGCCAGTTCCGCGCCGAAATGCTGGACGGCAAGATCACGGCTGAAAGGATGCTCAACGCGATCCAGGCCGCCACGCAGGAAACAAACGAGAAGTTCGCACAGTTGCCGCGCACATCCGGCATGGCCTTTAACGAGCTTAAAGTGGAGGTGATGGGACTTGTCGAGCAGCTTGATGATCTTTTCGGCATATCTGACGGCGTTGTGTCAGCAATAGACTTAATCACTGGTGGCGTTGAGGGGTTAGGTAAAGGCGCAAAATTCGCCGCAACCTGTTTCAATACACTGAAAACCGCTGGTAGTGAGTTCATCGACATGTTTGACGATGTTGCTATTAAGGCGGGTGAGGTGGCGGAAGAAATCATCAGAATGGTGACGCCAATCAAAGCGCTAATGGATGGCTACAAATGGATGAAGGAGATCATTGACAAGCGCAAGGAAGAGCTAAACAGCAACAACGAAAAGAAATTCGGCCCCACCATTGGCAAATTTATGACATTCAAGAATGACATAGAAAAAGCCACAGCAGCCTATGACGAGTTCATGCAGAAACAGGGTGAGGCTGACGACGGCAAGATTACAGGATTCGATCAGCCAGTTGGTAAGCCCAAAAAAGGGAAAAATGGCAAAAAAGACAAGAAATCTGAAGCTGATCGGCTTGGCGATGAAGGCATAAACGTATCTGACCAATACAACAAGGACGCCGCCGCTATGCGCAAAGCATTAGAGAACGGCAAGGCCATTGATGCTGCATTCGCCCAGGGCAAAATAACCCTCCTTGAGTACAAGGCCGCGCAGAAAGGGATAGGAAAGGAACTGAAGGACGAATTGGCGCAAATCCCCGTTGATGAGCTACGCGACAAATGGGACCACATAGTTAGCCCGATGGACCAGCTTAAGGGCGAAATTGACCCAATCAAGCAGGCGCAAAATGAATGGGCTGTAAGAAAACAAATGCTATTGGACCTGGGCGCTACAGAGGCGCAACAGAGACAGGCGCAATTGGAATACGAACAACAGATCCGAGATCTGAAATGGGAACAATGGCAGGCACAAAGCGACACAAACGGCCTGATTGGTGCTTGTGTTAGTGGCCTAAAAGGTGGCATGGGTAATGCGCTCACCGGCCTGTTAAACGGTACTCAATCATTAAGCGAGGTTTTCGCCAACCTGGGAAGCAGTATCCTCAATACCGTTGGTAACAAACTATCAGAGATTGCCGCTAACTGGATAGCAGATCAATTGATGATGGAAACGCAAAGCAAGGCTACCCAGGCAAGTACAACTGCTGGCGCTGTGGCGGCGCAAGGCCAGATTGCGGCTGCGGCGGCCCCGGCTGCGGCTGCAACGGCTGCGTCAACTGGTGGTAGCTGGGCTGCGGCTGGTGCTGCGGCACTTTCTGCGATCATGTCGCTGGCAACATCAATTTTTGGCGGCGGGCGTTATAATGGTGGTTCTGTGAATGGTGGAAGTCTGTATCGCGTAGGTGAGCACGGGATCCCGGAACTATTCCAGACGAGCAACGGGCGTCAGTATATGATTCCCGGCGAGAATGGTAGAGTAATTCCTGGCCGTGATCTCTTCAATGGTGGCGGCATCAATATGCCTGTTAACATCACCGTACAGACCACAAACGGATTTAGTGACGAAGACAGTCGCAGACTTGAACAGACGATGGAACGCGTAGCAATGAAAATGATGGCAAGGGAATCGCAACGACCGGGAGGAATGTTGCAACCGCGCCGCAAATAAACAAAACCCCGGTACAATGCCGGGGTTATCTTTTAGTTATTCTCAAAACTTGTATATCCTCTTTCAATTTTCCCTCCTCTTACACTTCTTGCGAATACGGCATCTGTGTATCTGAAAAACGGTTCTTTGTATGTCTCGCCTTTGCTATCCATCCATTTTACGATCCATGCCATACGTTTTACATTGCTTTTATTTGCCGGGTTTTTCATTTTATTTTCCTCCGCAAATCACAATCTTCCGTTTCTTGCTATATAGCTGCGAGCAAACATCACCTGCCAGATGTTCCAGATATCCCTCCAGGTGAATTTATCGTCATCCATATTTCACCTCATTTATGTGCCCCTTTTACTCCACAGTGGCGGTTGTATTCCAGATGGTCAATAATTAACCACATCTTTAAATCTTCGCTGAATAACCGCCAATCGGGGTTGATGTCAAATTTATAACCGTAGCCATCGCGTAATTTTTTGGGGTTGGCCTCTTTTTTCAGGAAAGCATTTAATAAAGACTTGCCCTTTTTGATTATCCGGTCCTGGGCGTTTTTCTGTGCTTTCAGGTTTTTGCCAATCGCCACCAATTTCATAACTCACCCCACGCAATCAATCAGTTGACCACTTTCAGGAAGAAATCACGGTATTCATCTTCTTTTGCATTCATCATGAATTGACCGTATTTGAATGCATCATCAAATCCCTTCACAATCGCAACTTCCACCTGTTCGAATGCTTTGTTCAGCATTACAACCACATAGCGTTCCATATTTGACCTCCTTTGCTTGTACTGCTCTCTCTTCTTGATTTCTATATACAACTTGGCACGTCATGTGTGAAGCCATTTCGTAAACTGGGTATAATTCTTGTGACAAAGTTCTCATTTTTCGCGTAGAAGCGCGTAAAGATGTATGCAATATGTAACTTATAGGGGGAATCATGCCGGAAGTTTTCAGATGGACGCCGCAAAGAAGCTACAGCGTGACCAGGGAACCAAATGTGTCAGTCGTTAAACTTGGTGATGGTTATGAGCAAAGGCAGGCAAAAGGTATCAACACATTACTTGATAGCTACACCCTGGTTTTTAAAGGCAGTAGCGCGGGATGTGGTGATGGAGGGAACGTGGCGATCCAGGCAGAAGCATTCTTGAGGGCGCGCGGCGCTGTCGAGGCTTTTTACTGGTCGCCATCAATGGATAACGTGCAAAGGCTTTTTGTTTGCCGTAGCTGGAGCATGACCAAAGATGGGCCTGTATACACGCTAAACGCAACATTTGAGCAAGTTGTCGGCTAATGGGGGTTGATATGTACGGGACTTGTGTAGTTGACAAAACTGACGCTTTTACATTGTTTGACGACTATGAGATCAACGACCTTACTGTAAAAGCTGACAACGGCGATATATGGTATTTACACGACGTTGGCGATGGGTACGTTGGGTGCAGATCCAGGGAAGGGAAGGAAGTTTTATTTCTGATTGATGGCGCATAAAAACAACCCCGCTTCGCGCGGGGTTTTTCTTGTTAGTAGTGAATATACAGCAAACTCATTGGGTGAGCGTGCGCCATGTTGTTTGCTATTGCCGCCCAGTCCCAACCAGCAGCGTGAACACCGAAGACGATCAAGCCCATTGCAATTAGTGCTAAAACTTCGACTTTCATGATTCACCCCATTAACTCGTAAAGGCATAAACGATGGCAATCGCGCCAGCCACTACCAAAACATTTTCAATCACTTCGTCGCTTTATTGATTAAGGTAACTCCACTTCGTTAAATGTAACAAGCACGCCTTGATTTTCTTTATTTATAATTATTAAAGAATTAATTGAAGGCAGACATATTTCCACGCGGTAAACGTCACCAATATTTAAACTGTAATATTCTGTTAATTCTCTATTGTTACCTTTAGCAAAACCTGTAAACCTAACCATTTTTTGACCGTCGTACTTTAACATATACAGTCCTGTAAGTTATCACGCAGATAATTGACGCCTTTATCAGTAACGAATGAATGATTTACCTGGTTTTCATCCGTCATGATGATGAATAACTTTTCCTGTAGGTATTTCGCTTTTGGGTACAGTGTTAAACAGACCTGGTACAGTATCCCGCGCTCAATCAGCAAATCAATAAATTCGTGTTCATGATAACCGACGAGGCGGGCGGCCTGTTTCAACGTGTACACATAATCGCCGTGATTGCTCCTCCCCATGTTGCCGCCTTATTTATCGAATGCGCCCAGGTTATCTATGCAGAAATCTTTCGCCGCTTTTACGTATTCGCGTTTTGCTTCTGGATCGTCAGCCGGGAAACCTTTTGCGTGTATTTCACCAGGGCAAGACTGATCCATAGAATCAGCAAAATCAACATTGACGTTAAAGTTAATATCTTTCGGGTTCATGTCTTCCACCTTATCCGGCACTGGTACAGGAGTAATAACAAAATCACGAGCGTTAGACCAACAGCGAAGTAATTCACGACCTTCGTCACGCGCAGCATCATATGTGTCAAACAGGCCCATGCGTTCCCATTCACATTTATCAGTCCATACCTCTAAACTATATTTTTGCATTTCGTTAACCTCTCATTTGACAGGTTCGATCCTGTACCCCAAAACGCGTTCGTCTTCAGCGAGCAATAGCGCGTCGGCAAGTGCCTCGCCTTCATCTTTATACTGGGCCACAGTCATTTCCCTGCCATCCGTAAGGAACACCTTCAACATCCACACCTTATCATCCATTTCACACCTCCGCGCCATTTTGTTAACCATGCTTCCTTTTGAGTACAATATACATATTGTAAAAATCGCGATCAACCGTTTTGGTATGATTTATCGTGACGGCGATCACAAAATGACAAGGTGAAAAAATGCGCAGCATACCTACAGAAATGATTATTGATTCCGTCGATGCCGGAGTCGGCGCGGTAATTGACTTGTTTGAATTAGACCTCACGCCCCTTGGTGGCGAGGTTATCCGCTTCCATTCCGGCGCGAATGGCTATTACGGCCCGGTTATCTGGAAGGGTGTTACCTACAACAGCTACCCGATTGAGGCAACTGGCTTCGAAATGAAAAACGAGGGGGTTTATTCTCGCCCGCAGATGGTTGTTGCCAACATTGGCGGACTCATTACGGGGATGAATAACGATTTCAACGACCTGCGAGGAATGAAAGTTACGCGCCGCCAGGTGGAAGTAAAATACCTGGATGCTGTTAATTTCCCTAACGGCAATCCAGATGCGGATCCATCTATTGAGGCTGTATCTTTTTACGTCGTTGAAGCGATGAGCGAAGAAACAGCGGACCAGGTGCAATATGAACTGTCAACGCCAATTGATGCAGATAAAGCGGTTATCCCTGGGCGCACAATTCTCGCTGACGTTTGCCAGTGGCAATATCGCGGCGACGGTTGCAGATACAGTGGCGGCCCCGTAGCTACTGACAAAGACGATCCAACCAGTGATCCGAAGCTGGATAAATGCAGCCACCGCCTAAGCGGTTGCCGTTTGCGTTTTCCGCGTCCTAATCCGTTACCAATTTCCTGTTTCCCAGGATCCAGCAAGGTGGGTTGATTATGGCGATTGAAGATAAAATGATTCGCTATGCAGCGGCCCACCCTGACGAGGAAGTATGCGGGCTGGTGATAGATAACGATTATTTTTACCCGTGTTTAAACGTGTCTGAAACGCCGCACAACAGCTTTAAAATCTCGCCTGACGATTATATCAAAGCTGACGAATTAGGCGTTATAACAGCCGTTTTTCACTCACATACTAACGATTCATTGGTATTGTCAGCACGGGATCGACAACAGCAGGTTATTTCCGGCCTACCGTGGTTTTTATGTTCCGGTGGCAGGGTAAGAAAATTCCGCCCGGTAGCGCACCTGTTAGGCCGTAAATTTGAACACGGGAAAACAGATTGCTACTCGCTTTTTCGTGACGCCTATCACCTTTGCGGCGTGGATCTACCGGACTTTGAGCGCCACGATGGGTGGTGGCTGCGTGGAGAAAACCTGTACATAAAAAACCTGCCATTGAACGGGTTTTTCATGGTTGACGCGCAAAGTATTCAGCCTGGTGATGTGATTGTTCGCCAGCCGTTTAAGGGTGCAGATCCATGCCACGCGATGATTTACCTGGGCGATAACACTGTTTTACATCATGACAATGCCGGACTGTTAAGCCGCCGCGAGCAAATGCGGCCCGCGTATGTTCGACAGACCAATTCAATATGGAGATCTGACAAATGCTCAAATTTAGATTTACGGGCAATCTTCGAAGATATTACGGCAAGGTGTGTTTAAACGTTGATACGCCATCGCAGGGACTTAGCCTATTGACCGCGCAGAATCAGGAGTTCAAGAAGGCTTTTTTAAATACACCTTTGCGGTTACGGATTGCCGGGAAAGATTATAACGAAAAGACGGCCCCGGCAGCGGTTAACAGTAAATACCCTGACGGAACTACCGTCATTATTGCGCCTGTAGTTGAAGGCGGTATTGCTGGGATTGGTGTTGTAGGCTGGATCCTGATTGGTGTTTCAGTGGTTAGCGTTGCATTCTCGATCTTTATGTCACGCAACATGAAGATAAAAACATCAGCAGAAAGCGCACAAGATAACACCATAACGAACAACACCTACACCAGTATTGAAAACAAGGTTGGACAGGGCAGGCCAGTGCCAATCCTGTTTGGTGAAATGAAAATAGGTTCAAACGTCGGATCGTTAGGCATAGACACAAGTAACAACAAAGACGCCCTAGACGTTGTAAGTTAACAGGAGAAAAGCCATGAGTAGCGGCGGCGGCAAAGCCAAAACACCAGTATTATTAAACGATAACCTGTATCATAAACAGTTTTATCGTGTTTTAGATATTCTCAGCGAAGGGCCAATATACGGTCCTGTAAACCAGAAAGCGCCACTAAATGATGTGATGCTTAATGGCACGCCTGTTACTGACGCAAACGGGAATACATCAATCCCGGGGATTAGTATAGCCTGGCGCAACGGCACGGCTGACCAATCGCCGATTAATGGTTTTAATGCCATCGAATCAACCGTTATTGTCAACGCAAAGGTAACTCACGACACACCAATAATCAGGACTGTTTCAGATCCAAACGTTACCCGCGTCAGGTTGAATCTTGGTGTTGATGCTCTCGTTCAGTCAGATGATAAGGGCAATCAATACAATACGTCCGTTATGTTGATGGTTGATGTTAAACCGTCATCATCTTCTACGTGGTCGCAAATTAAAATTATTACTATTGGGCCAGGCAAACAGAGTGGTGAGTATCTGGAAGCTCATGTCATAGACGCGCCCAATGAAAAACCGTTTGATATTCGCGTGCGTCGCATAACAGCAGACAGCAACAGCGATCTATTGCGAAATGATACGCGGTGGAGTAGTTACAGCGAAATAATAGATGATAATCTGTCTTATCCTCATACCGCTGTAGCTGGCGCTGTAATTGACCATGATCAGTATACTGATACACCCACCCGTACCTATCACCTTCGCGGCCTGATTGTTGATGTTCCTGATAACTACAACACAGAAACGCGCACATATTCGGGTTTATGGCTTGGTGGATTCAAAAAAGCGTACACCAATAACCCTGCGTGGATTTTCCGGTATCTGGTTAAAAACGAGCGCTTCGGGCTTGCTCGACATGCTGGTTACATTGATGTTGATGATGGCGCTTTGTATGTGCTTTCTCAATACTGCGATCAGTTGGTTGATGATGGCTATGGTGGCCTTGAACCTCGCATGACTCTCAACGCTTACATTACGGAGCAAATGAGCGCCCGCGACCTACTGGATAACATCGCAGGTATGTTCCGTGGTATCGCGTTATGGGACGGGCAACGCCTTACCGTGATGATTGATGCGCCACAGGATCCAATTGCCACCATCACAAACGCAAACGTCGTTGATGGCGCGTTTACTCGCTCAAGTCTTCCGCTTGCAGAGTGTTACAACGCCGTGATCGTATCATGGACTGACCCGGAAAACGGCTGGGAGCAATCAAAAGAATACGTGGCGGATGATGAACTAATCGCCCGCGATGGTTATAACGAAACCACGTTGGAGGCGTTCGGATGCACGTCACGCGGGCAAGCGTACCGCGCTGGCAAATGGCTGATAGAAACAGCAAAACGCGAGCCGTCTAAATTCACGTTTAAAATGGCCCGTGACGCAATTCACTTCACCCCCGGTGATATTATCGAGATACTCGACAATAACCGCTCTGGCGCTCGTCTAGGCGGTCGTATCGTGGCAAACAATGGCAGGGTTATCACTGTCGATAAGGTTGATTCTGAATATATCGCCCCTGGCGACACCATTAGCTTGCTTGATAGTGATGGCAAATTTAAAAAACACCAGATCACCGGAGTTAGCGGAAATAAAATTACCCTTGCATCAGCCCCGGCATGGATTCGTAACGGTACTGTATTTGCGGTGTCAACTAGCGCAGCAAAACCAGTATTGTGTAGAATCACCAGTGTAGCAGAAACAGAAAATAACAGCGTGTACACTATAGAGGCATCACAGCATGACCCTCACAAACAGGCTGTAGTAGATACTGGCGCAATCTTTGAGGTCAACAACGACACACTTAATCACTTCCGCGTGCCGAACATTGAAAACCTGAAGGTGTTAAACATTGGATCTGAAACAGTTCAATGCCGCGCAACATGGGAAACACTGACGACAACTCATCGCCTGACCTTTGAAATCCGCGTATATAATTCAGATGGGGCCGTAGTTAAAAGCTACGAGACTACGAATTACAGTTATGATTTTTATGGTATTGATGCTGGCAATTACTCATTAGGCATTCGTGGCAGAAATGACACAGGCATGAAGGGCGCGGAAAGCATTGTGGATCTGGTTATTGGCGCACCAGCGGCCCCGGTAGGAGTTAATTGGGTTCCCGGTGTATTTCAGGCTACAGTTTACCCAATCAGCAGAACAACGCTTACCACTGATACAAGTTACGAGTTTTATTACTCAGGTGAAACGCAGATCACCGATCCGGCATCAGTAACCACTAAGGCACAATATACTGGGCGTGGTCATCAGTGGACGTTTGGCGGCATGAACACGGGCCACACCTATTACGTTTATGTGCGCACACGCAATGCTTTTGGCGTGTCTGACTTTGTGGAGGCATCAGGTAAGCCGACAGAGAATTTTGATGAAATCAGCGATTACGTCACCAAAGACGTGATGAACTCAGAACAGTTCAAGGAAATGATTGGTGACATCAAAGATCTTGGCGATCGCACGGATGTTATTGAAAATGCTACAAATGAACTAAAAACAGCGACCGACAACCTCAAAACTGCAACTGATAACCTGACCAACATAACTGACGATTTAAGAACTGAAACCGACAACCTGACCAACATAACCGAAGATTTAAGAACTGACACTGACAACCTGATCACAGAAACAGGAACAATAAAAGCTGACACCGATACACTTAAAAAAGAAACGGAAGATCTTTACAAAAAAGTTAAGGAAAACGCCGATGATATTGGTCAGCATGAGTCCAGGATTGACCTATTAGAAGTGTCCAGCGAAAAAGTTGGCAGTGAACTGGAGCAAGCAAAAGCAAGCCTGCAAAACGCGTCATTGGCGCTTATCAACAACTCGCTTGCACAGACAAACACGCGCGTTACCCTTACCGCCCAGTACAAAAAAGGCAGAACGGAAACGAAAGCGGAAATTGACCGTATTGACAACGTTATCGCTGAAGAGAAAAAAGCAACGGCTGAATCACTGAAAACCATCACGGCAGAAATGAACGCGATGGATTCCAACCTTAAAGGTCAGATCTCCAGTGTGGAACGCGCAGTGGCTGACGAGGCTAGTGCCCGCGCTGAAGCTATTAACGGTGTGAACGCCTCAATAAGCAATCTCGACAAGAAAACGGATGCCAGCGTCAATAGGCTTGATCAGGCTATTGCAGATGAAACGAACGCCCGCACACAGGCGGTCAGTGACGTTAACGCAAGTATCTCGGTACTTGATAAGAGAACTGACGCCAGCGTTAAACGCCTGGATAAAGCTATTGCTGACGAAACAAGCGCACGCAGCGAAGCTATTAGCGGGGTAAATGCCTCAGTATCAGCGCTCGACAAGAAAACCGATTCAAGCATAAGCCGCCTTGATAAAGCCATTGCGGATGAAACAAGCGCGAGAACCGAAGCCATCAACGGTGTGAATGCGTCAATTTCCGCACTCGACGGCAAGGTTACAAGTAACGTTAGCCGCCTTGATAAAGCGATTGCAGACGAAACTAAGGCGCGCACTGACGCTATCAGCAGCGTTAATGCAAGCATCAGCACGCTTGAAAGCAACACTGAATCAGAGGTGAACAGACTCGACCAGGCCATCGCTGACGAGGCCAGCGCACGCGCACAGGCCATCAGCGGCGTGAAGGCGTCGATAGACACCCTTGACAAGAAAACTGACGCCAGCGTTTCCCGCCTTGATAAAGCAATATCAGACGAAACGAAGGCAAGAAGCGACGCAATAACAGAGGTTAAAGCAGACTTAACAACGCTTGAGAACAACACAAACGCCAGCGTTAAACGTCTTGATCAGGCAATTGCCGATGAATCAAGCGCCCGTGCACAAGCAATATCAGGCCTCAGCGCAAATCTTGGCGCTGTTGAAAATAATGTTGGCAAAAACAGCGACGAAATAAATCAGGCAAAAGCAAGCCTGCAAAACGCATCTATTGCACTTATCAATAACTCAATCGCTCAAACCAACACGCGAGTTACTCTTACGGCCCAATACAAGAAAGGCCGCAGAGAAACAAACGCGCAAATTGACCGTATTGACAACGTTATTGCTGAAGAGAAAAAAGCGACAGCGGAAGCCATTAGCGGGGTAAGCGCATCGATCACCGACCTTGATAAGAAAACCGAAGCAAGCGTTAACCGCCTTGATCAGGCAATTGCTGACGAAACAAGCGCCAGAGGACAAGCTATCAGCGAAGTTAGCGCAAGTGTCAGCACGCTTGATAATAAAGTGACAAGCAACGTCACCAGGATGGACAAAGCCATCGCCGATGAAACAAAAGCACGCGCAGACGCAATAAGCGGCCTTAGCGCATCGCTTACCAGCACAATCAACTCAAAAGTATCTGAAGTGTCAACGGCGCTCTCTACGCATGAAACATCAAGCGCAGAAAAATTTAGCCAGATCTCAGCGTCTTTCGAATCAGTAAACGCAAGTATTACAGAATGGTCGCAGACAATGGCTACGGCAGACGAGGCGTTGTCAACGAAAATTGATCAGTTAACAGTGACCGTTAACGGGAATAAGACGGCAATAGAGACGACATCGAAAGCATTAACCGACTTTAAGGGTAATGTTGATGCGACATATTCAATCAAGCTCGCCACAGATAGCAATGGCGTAAAATACGCAGCAGGTATGTCGCTTGGCCTTACTGGTGACGGCACTAACTTTCAGTCGCAGTGTATTTTCCTTGTTGACCGTTTCGTGTTAATGACCGCAGCAAACGGTTCATATACATCGCCATTCTATGTCACTAACGGCGCAATGTATGTGAAAGAGGCGTTTATTAAGGATGCGTCAATAGGGACGGCTAAAATTGCAGATGCCTCCATTACTATGGCTAAAATTGTTAATGAAATTAAATCAGCAAACTTCGTCCCTGGTTCCAGTGGTTGGAGGATAACACAAAGCGGCGCATCAGAATTTAACAACGTTGTTGTAAGGGGTGAAATACATGCGGACAGCGGTACATTTACAGGAACTGTACGCGCCAACAGATTCATTGGTGACATTGTAGCAATGCACGTTTTCCCTGATAGTAGCAAAGTACCTAATACTACTTACAGGGTAGCAAGATTTTGTTATCGCTTTATTGACTCTACAACAGAAGGAACCTATAAAAACGTATTATTCCAGGCAAGATTAACAGGGTTACTATCCAGTTCGTACATAAACGCATTTATCAACGGAGTGAAAGTGCTTGATGCGAAAAAATTTGGCAATGAACAATCCAACGGTATGTTTGTTTGTGGTAGAGACAGTGTAACAGATCAGATTGTTGATGTTGTCATCGAGATATATACGCCGCCAACCACGGTTGATATAACACAAATACAGTTATGTTGCCCCACTATATTAATTGGACGTTGTAACGGTACGTGGGATAAATGGGAAGAATCACACGACTAACACCAACCCCGCAGTCGCGGGGTTTTTTATACATAATGTATACACAAAAATAGAACATGCAATGACAAAGCGTTAAAATAATATCGTTAATTAACAAAATGGAGTCATTGCGATGATTTACACAACTGGAACAATTGCCATTAGTGGCAATACTGTTACAGGCACGGGCACAAACTTTTCCGCGCCACTTTCTCTCATTCGTGTAGGTTGCACGCTCATTGCTGTTGGCAATCCTGTACAGATCTTTACCATTACGGAAATCAAGAGCGGCACTGAACTGTCAGTAACACCAGCGGCTAACCCAGCCATCCCTGCTGGGACAAAATTCAGTATTCTACTATCTGACTCGATCTCAGTTGATGGGCTTGCTCAGGACGTAGCTGAAACCCTGCGTTACTACCAGGGCAGGGAAACAGAAATCGCCGCCGCTGTAGAGTGGTGGGAAGATTTCGGCGGTGATGGTCAGATGGATCAGCTTCTTGCCAACATTCGCGCAGAAACAGCCAAATCAACCGCCAACGCTCAAAAAACAGAATCTGACAAAAACGCAGCAGAAGCGTCAAAAACAGCGGCTGCAAAATCTGCCACAGCAGCGAAAACATCAGAAACCAACGCGAAGACAAGCGAAACCAACGCGAAGACAAGCGAAACCAACGCCAAAACATCAGAGAACAGGGCGCAAGAATATCTTAATCAAATGGGAAGGCTTACCAGCCCAATGGTCCAATGTGCTTGGCCTGTTGAAACTAGCAATAATGGCGCTTACGTTAAGATCGCTAAACTTAGCGATCCAAAGTCAGTAAGCTGCCACTTAACGCTAATGGTTACAAATGGCGGTAACTACGGTTCAAGTTACGGGAATATTGACTTTATAGAGATCTCCGCTCGAGGTCTTAACGATACAGGCGAAGTAACCAGTGAAAATATATCTAAATTTTTAAGTGTTCGCCGACTCGGTTCACCAAACCTTCCCAATGATAATCAAATGCGTTACGGCCTGGTTAAAGGTGACGGCTATATCGAGGTCTGGTGCTACCAGCGAGCTTTTATTAAAGAAACAAAAGTCGCGGTGCTGGCGCAGACTGGCAACACGGAATTATACATTCCTGAAGGATATGTTACCCAAACCGACGCACCTTCTGGATTTATTGAAAGCCCGGCAGCAAGGATTTACGACCAGGTAAACAAACCCAGCAAGGCAGACTTAGGCCTTTCTAATGCTATGCTTATAGGCGCTTTTGGTCTTGGCGGCAGCGGTCCGGCATCAAACGGCATGATGAGCAATACAGAGCTATTAAAAGCACTGCGTGCAAAAGGTAGTCATTTCTGGCGTGCTGATAAGCCTAACGGAAGCACAGCGACACATTACGCCCACGGTTCTGGTATATTCTCTCGGTGCGGTGATACATGGTCGGCGATCAACATAGAATACGAAAATGCCAGAGTTAAGATTTTCGCTGGCAATGATAACAAACTTGAAACTGCAACTTATGCCGTAAATGAGCTATACGGAACCCAAAATAAGCCGTCGAAATCGGACGTTGGACTTGGCAACGTAACTAACGATGCGCAGGTGAAAAAATCCGGCGATGTTATGTCAGGAGACTTAACAATCAGTAAAGAAACTCCTTCGATCTACCTACGGGCAACAGGTGGAACTGGTGCTACCGCTGTGCGGTTTTACACTGACCAAAACCAGGAGCGCGGCATAATCTATGCTGGTCAAAACACTGATACGCTTGGCGAAGTTCGCATCAGGGCTAAAAACGCAAAAGGTGAATCAAGTGGTGATTTTGTTGTTCGCCACGACGGTAGGGTAGAAGCCCGCGATTTGAAAGTAACGTATAAAATCAGCGGAGCCACCGCAGAGCTTGCAAACACATCAACTGACGCGACTAATACTACGTTAAAAATCAGCGGAGCACAGCACACGCCATTGGTTTTAACGCGCACTGACGCATTTAAAAATTTATCCATTGGGTTCAAGGTTAGCGACATTGAACAAAAATATCTTGGAATTGACGATAGTGGATATCTGGCTTTTGGTGGTAGCGCTGATCAGAAACTAAACAGTAGAGTAATTACACAAGCAATACTAGATAGCGGGGTAACGGTAGGCGGTCAAACAACATTTTCTGGCCTTGCCACATTTAACGCAGGTATGGCGGGATCTATCAATCCAGAAACCATTGACGGCAAGGCTATAGATCTTAACGACCTTGTCATTAAGTTCGCGGATAAAGGTTCAGTTAAATATTATCAATGCACAAATGCCGCTGGTGGTAACGCCATTACCAATAAGCCTGACGGCGTAGGCGGTAACTTTTTGCTTCGCGTAGAGTCAATTCGTAAGGTTAGGGATTCAGATTATACAAACTTGCAAACCCTTGTTGCCACAGACACAAAACAAATATACGTTCGCTATTGTGAAAATGGTAACTGGTCTGCATGGAGTCAGATTGTTGTTTCAGGAAGAAATCAGGATGTAACCGTCAGGTCGTTAACCTCGACGACTCCATCAAAATTAGGTGGCGGGCGTATTGATGTGCTTGGAAGTACGTCAGATTATGGCAGCATGAATTGCACTGTGCGTGGTGTTGATAGCACTGGAACCAATTCGGCATGGTCGGTAGGTACATCAGAAAGCACAGGCAAAATGTTGTTCCTGAAAAACCACAGAAGCAGCGCTCAAGTGCTGTTAAATGGCGATGATGGAGCGGTTCAACTACTAAGTGGCACTGTTAACGGTGCTACAGCGCAGGCGCTAACCATCAACAAAGATGAGGTTAACTCAACTGCCGATTTAGTAATTAGAAAACAAGCAGGGACTGGCAATCGTTTTGCTTTACTTAATTCAGGTAATGCAGAACTACCAGTTAGCATCAGGGTCTGGGGATCAAGTGATCGACAAAACGTTTTTGAGGTTGGAACGTCTTCTGCGTATCTGTTTTATGCGCAAAAAACGTCAGCAGGCCAGTTGTTTGATGTAAATGGCGCTATTAATTGCACAACGCTGAATCAGTCATCAGACCGCGACCTTAAAGACGATATTCTCGTTATCAGAGACGCGACGAAAGCAATCCGTAAAATGAACGGGTACACCTACACGCTCAAGGAAAACGGCCTTCCTTATGCTGGCGTTATTGCACAGGAAGTAATGGAGGCGCTACCGGAAGCCGTAGGATCGTTTACGCGTTACGGTGAAGAATTGCAGGGTCCGACCGTTGACGGCAACGAGCTACGAGAAGAAACACGTTACCTTAATGTTGACTATGCGGCGGTGACTGGTTTACTTGTCCAGGTGGCACGCGAAACTGATAACCGCGTCACCGAACTGGAAGAGGAGAACGCAAGCCTGAAAGCTAACATTGCAGCAATGGATGAGCGGATAGCAAAACTTGAAGCGCTTATCAGTCAGTTGACCGGAAGCGAAGAATAAGAGGTGATGTGCGAAGAACATCGCCGCGCGAAACGAGGCTTACGCCTCGTTTCTTTTTGTGTACCAAATTGTGACCAAATTGATAAATCAAAAACAAAAACAAAGCATAACATATTGAATATAAATGAATTTTTTATTAAGTTATCCAT